TTCCCAAATGCACCGCACAGGGTTTCAATGGTTTTTTTGATGCGGGGTATGTTGTTGTTTTGGCTGATAACAAAGCTAACCATGGTTTCCCAAATATCTTGCCGCAAAATGCGTACCCCGTTGGCGGTTTCCGCGCAGTGCAGCAAAAAGGCATCATCGCTATCAATGGCATCCAAAACCTTGGTATAATCGGTTTCAAGATCAAAATACCAGTGCCACACATTGCGCATATCTTGTTCGGTGGTGTCAATCTCGATGGCGTTTTCGCCCACCTGTCTGGCAACGCAAAACGCGCCGCCGCTTGCAATCCCGTATTCATGTGGGCGCATCGGCACCCAGCGGAACACCTGCCCGCTTTCGGCTATCTTGTCAAGGTCGATGGGGTCAACCTGCACAATAAAGGTTTTCAATTCATCCATACTTTTTCTCCTTATCTTTGTCTGTAAGGTTTTCAGTTCATCCATGCTTTGCCTCCTTGTTTTTGTCTGTGATAATTTCCCGAAAGCGCCAGCCGTTTGGCCGGCAGTATTTTTCAATAAACAGCCTGCGGCGGTATATGTAATCTCGTTGGCTGTGCCGGGTAAAGGTGCATTTTATTTCCACTGCCTCCACGCTGCCATCGGCATAGGTCAATACAAAATCCGGGGTATACTTGGCGGCTGGCAGTTTAATACCGCAAAATTCGGATTTTTCCAGCAGTAAAAAGGTTTTGTGCATCTGCACTTTTACGATCTTGCCGTTTTGCACCAACGGCAGCACCTCTGCCAAATAGAATTGTTCCTCGCCGCGGCTTTGCGGCTTGTCTTTTGTGGCCTTGGCCGCCGGGGGCATTTTGGCTTTACTGGTGCGGCGCTCCATTCGGGCAAGCTGTTCAAGCACCTGCTGTTGGTACCGTGGCGGCAAATCTTCAATGTTTATTGCCATAAAGTGCCCTCACAGTTCTTTGCAAACTTTCTTTCTCATTTCGTCCAGCCGCTTTTCTGCATCGGTCTTGCTTTCTGGTGGCCGCTTGTTCCTTTTGGCAACTGGTTTCTTTTTTCGCATTTTTATATACAGGCTCCATTCGGCGCGTTCCTGGTTAAAATTTGCCACCGCGCCATTGAACGCATACCCCGGATATTTAGCCTCCCAATAGTCTGCATCATCAATGCGCTGTTGGCAGGCACGGGCTAAAGTTCCGGCAGTAAAGCGGCTATCATTCGGGCGTGGGTGTTCTGGCTTTTCCAGCCCCTTGCCTTGCCGCCACCGCCGTTTGTTGGCCGGGTACTTTGTCAAATACAGTGCCAGCCCTTCCAGGTTGTCCTTGTCGGGTTGCAGGGCATCCGCATTTACAAAGCCGTAGCTTTCGCCATCGGTGTTTTTCCACAAGTCCTCCAGCGCAGCGCGGAATTGCTGGCGCGGCAATTCTTCAAGATCGCATTCAATCACAATATGGTGATGAAAACGGATTTCTTCACCGTCTTTTTTTGGGTCGCGGTGTTCCGTCACGGCAACCCAGCGAGGGGCGGGCCATCCTTTGCGGCGGCAGTACCGTTGTACCCTGCGTATGTAGTTTGATAAATCATTACCGGCGCTTTCGTCATCGCCCGGCAAATATTCTTCTTCATAGGTCAATGTAACGTGAAACCCATGTGCCGTGAAATTCGTGTTAATCAGCTGCACAAAGTACCGTTTCGCGTGGGTGTTGTTTCTTTCCCGCTGCACGATGCTGCTTGCCAACTTCTTTTTTGCGCGGCTACCTGCCCGGTGCTGCTGATCTGTCACCCTCAAAAAATCAACTTCCATGTAGGCCGGGCCGCAAATGCTCTTTTGCTCCCGGATGTATGTCTTTATGCCCATTGCTGCATCCCGCTTTCTTTTGCTTGCAGGTTTCCCGGCAGGCTTGTTGTTCCGGCAGGCTTATAACGGGGGTTTTATTATTTATGGGGGTTGATAAACGAAAAGATAACGCCCATACAAGCCCGCCCGCGGCCCGTGGGCCGCAAAGCATTTGTTGCAAAAATGGGGCAAATGTGGTATAATTGCTTTACATTATATATAGCAACCACATTCGCCCTGCCACGCGGTTAGCCCCCGCGTGGTTTTTCTTTTGTCTTTTTACCGGCGCTGGCACAAAATCACCGTGGCCCCACAATCGGGGCAAACGATATGCCCGCCGGGTTTGGTTGTGTCCGCGTTTTCCAATACCGCATAGCAGCGTGGGCAACGGCTTACCCCCTGTGCCGTAATTTCTGCCGGCAATGGTTTTTGCGGCTCACCGTATTGGCATCCGTCCAGCCGCCCGGTATAATCGGCGCAGTGCGGGCTATCTCCATTGCAACAAACCTCGCATTTCCAATAATCGCAAAACTGGCACAGGTTTACATTTTCCGTTCTCATTGTTTTGCCCTCCATGTTTTACTAAAGCGCCCGCATTCTTGGCCGGCGGCATCAAAATTTCCATGCGCCGCATGATCCCCGGCATTGATTTGGCAGGATATGCAGCAGCTTTTGCCGTACTGGTCTTTGCTCCCTAACATTCCAGGTGCGTAAAGTTTGCGATCGCCGCAGCATTTCACGCACCGAAAGCCGCCGCATCGGGCGGCGCAATGCCGCAGTTCTATTGTTTTATCATCTGCCATAATACCGGCTTGCCTTTTTATCAAAACTGAAATGTAGCACTTTACCGCAGCGGCAAGTATCGGTGTAGCTTTCATCGGGCGTGTTAGTCCACCCAAAGGATTTATCACCGCAGGCCGGGCAAGTGTAATCAAAGCGGTGCATTGCCTTAGCCTCCAGCGGGATAGTAAACCCGCATCCGCATTCCCGCTGGCTTACCGGCTCATGTGCAAAAAAGTGAAAGCGCTTGCCGCAATCCGGGCAATAAACCAAAATGCGGCCCTTAAAAGTATTGAATTTATCAAACCCGGTGCGTGGCGTATGTAAAGCGGTTTGCAGGTCTTTCATTGTTGCACTGGGCGCGATGGCAATCTTTGATGAAATGATAGCCGCGGGGGTCGGTTCGGGCGCAGGTTCCGCCGGGGTGGCGGGCGGTTCTGCCTTTGTCCGCTTTGTGCGGGTTTTCTCGCAGGCGGTGGCCCATGCGCTTTGTTTCACAATTCTGCCACCCAGTGCCATCGCGGCAATAACTGCGCCGATCAGTTTCGGCCAATATGGCGTGTTCAGCATAGTGCCGCATGGGGTCATGCTTTCTTGATCCACGGTAAAAAGCTGATCGCCCGCAAAAACCGTGGGCATTTCCAGCCCGTATTGTTCGGCATCCGGCACTAACACCGTGTATGCGCCTTTTGCCTTATCAATGTTGTGGGTGCCAACGGCCACGGTGGCGCGGCTGCTGTGTTCGATGCAGTCTTGGTCTGAAATTACAACGCCGGGGTGCGTTTGGGAAAATCCGGGAATGTTCACGGCCACAATATCGCCACGCCGCAAGATGCTGTTTTCCATGCTTTGCCTCCGTTAAATTTCTGCCTTTTCGGCGGTGGTGTCTTTGCGTTCAATGCTTAAATTGCCCTTGGCATTCTTTTTGATGGTAGCGGTAATGTTGTGGGTTAGTTTGGCCGTAAACTGTACCACAAAATTATCGTAAACAAGGCCAACAGCAGTGCGCAGCGTGGAAAGCGCCGGGGCGCTCACACTGGATGTTGCATATTCCGCCGGGGCAAAAATTTCATTTACCTTGGTAACGCCCGCCTCAATGTTATCCTTGCGGTGCTGCTCGCCGTCAATGGCATCCTTGTACCGCCTGGCGCGGTCACATTTGCAATGGCGGGTGGCCCATTCATCGGGTGCCATGCCGCCCATTGCGGCCAATTTGGCGGGCAGCATTACCCCGCCGCCGCAATAGCGGCAATAGCCAAATTTGGGGTGTTCCTCGGAGGCGGCTTGTCCGCACTCGCAGTTGTGTATTGCCCAAACATCGGCCACGCCTTGGCTTTCAAAAGTGCGGCTGCCCGCATTTACCAAACTGCCGCACCTGGGGCAAACAACGTGGTTGCCCTCCTCAAAACTGATACGCACAATGCGGGCGGGGTTGTTTGCCGTTCTTTCCATGTTGGTAAGGATGGCGTTTTCCTGTTCTGCCATTTCAAGCAGTGCATCGGGTGCGGTGCCTGTGCTTTCAGTTTCCGCAACATCGGCGGTGGCGGTGGTCTTTTCGGTTGTTTCGCTCATTTTATGTATTCCCCTTTCATGTTGTAGGTTTCCGGCGTTATGGTGGCCGCCGTTTCGTTTTTGGTGCAGGCTATGTTATACAGGTGCCCGCAAACTTGGTAGCAGTGCCGCAGGCAAACCCGCTGCCCGCCCTTGCTGGCGCAATATTTCCATGCCTGCACTTGACAAATAGCGATGCCGCAGATCGGGCAGGTTTTATTTTCGTGAATTACAGGGCTTTCATCCATTTGGTTTTCATTTCCTCCGGGGCAACGTAGTATTCACGCTTTCGTGTGCCCGTCCATGTTTTCCCTCCAGCTTGCCCGCAACATAAAAAATTGCTTGCTTTCAAACTGGCGCCGTTTTCGCTTTCAAGCGTGTATGTAATAACCCGCTTATATCCCATATCTTTAGCAATTCGTAGGCAAGCGCCATACAGTTTTGAGCAGGCATTTCTTGTGCCATCCGTGCAATTTCTGTATATTTCAAGGGTCTTTCCATCCTCGCTGTTTCGCGCTGTTGGCCTACCGCATATTGCCACGCCGCAAATGCGGGCATCTTCATAGCACGAAATAGCAAACTTTCCTCCTACCGTTGGTATGTTGTGGCGGTGATATTGCTTAACAAATTCATTTGCAAACCGCAAATGGCACGGTACAATTTCAAGGCTCATAATATTTTTGTACCTCCATATCGATGCTGTTGGCATAATCCCGCAGCAGGTTTGCCCATTCATGGCGCAGCGTTTGTACGCGTCCATTCAGCGTGTCGGCAAATTCTGCGGGCACCGTTCCGGCTGTCGGGGTGCAATCAATAACCGCCATAGCCGCCAGCCTGCAAATCGGGTCTGCCACATGATCCCGCGCAAACCGCTTGGCGGCGGCGGCGCTTATCAACCGATCAGCCATTCTTGTTACCTCTGTTTTTTCATTGGGCACCATGCGGGTGCCGTTTTCATGGTTGGTTCCGTCCCGCATATTCCTCCCCCAAAACACACAAACCCAATTTGGGCAACAGTTTTGTGGGTGATGTTGTAATTGGCGATGCTCTTTTGGTTTGGGTGACGGCACCAAAACGTACAACGGATGCCGTTATTCCTTGGTGCTTTTGATGCAAGGTGGCGGCAATCTTTACAATTCATACTTTTCCCCCTTACTGCGGCAATTCCAGCAACGGGCAGGTGCGCCGCAGGTCATCGAAACAATCAGCCATAAAATTAGCATCTTCATCCTGCAAAATACATTCGTCCGATCCTGTAAGTAGCGGGCAGTTGTCGCAGTTATCCGGCATTTCTGCCGGGTCAACATAAAATTTCATGCTACACCTCGTTTCCCCAGCAATCCCAGCCATCGGCGGTATCGCGGGCAAATAGTTCAATTTTGGGCGCATCGCCCAACAGTTCAATAATTTTTTCCCGTGTTTCGGGTGGCTTTTGGCTGTGTTGGCGCAACGGCGATATGATAAACTGCGAAACGCTGGCGCTTACCCGGTGGAGTTTGCCCTTTACGGCCAGTAGGCAAGGTTCCGTGTTTCCCCTCGTCCAGCGGCCTAAGCCAAAGAAATACCCGCGCCCGGTTTTGTTGGTTTTCACCCATTGAAAGGCAATCGTTTTGTATGTAAAGCCCATGCCTTAATCAGATCAAGCGCGGTTTGCATTTGCGGGTAGGTTGCCCACATAAGCAAAACGCAATTATCTGCCGCCAGCCCCCCGATGGGCAATTCGGCCAGTTCTGCCGGGGCCATGGTGCCGTAATGCTTTTGCGCGGCACCGCTGCATCCCTTATCGCTGTACCGCCACGGGGGATCGGCATAAATGATGTTGTATTTTTTATCCGTGTTGAAAATGTCAACTTTCATTTGTTGCCGCCTTTCCGTTTAGGTGGGTGTTGGCGGGCTTTGGTACGGTCTTTGCCCGCTTTGGCGTGGGCGGCGCACATGGTTTTGCAGCGGCGGTACGCCCCGCCATCGTGGCGGTGCTTACTGTTGTTCATGGTTTAGCGCCCGTGCCAGTTCGGCCCTTTCGTTTTTTTCAATGGAAAGCGCCACGTTTGCGGCGGCCAGTTCTGCTGCGGCCCTCCAATACATATTGCTAAAACTTTCTGCCGTAGCCCATGCCTGTTCTGCCTGTTCGGCGCTTCGGCGCAACGTTTCCTCCAGTTCTGCATCGTGGTTGCCGTTGGCATTGGTAACTGCCACCACAAAAAACGCGGTGCCCATGCCAATTACAACCCCGATGCCCAGCGCAAAAAGCGTGTTCATTTTTCGGCCTCCTCTTTTATGATTTGTGCCACGCATACGGCGTGGCGGTCTTGCGTGTTCAGCGTAAATGCAACATCGGCCTTAACGCCTGTGCCGTGTTGGTTTGCGTTGCGGTCAACCACATTGCCCGCCACACAAAAGGTTTGTTCTTGCACTATAATATTTTCGCCCCGGTCAAGGCACGGGCTGCCATCATGGCGGGCGGCCAAACAGCGCGTTACTGTTTCCCCGGCATTGGCAAACGGCAGTGGTGTGGCTTGTACCACATCGGGGCATTGGTTGGTGCCGCTGGATGCCGCCCGCAGGGTGGGCGCGGTGGTTTCGCTGTATGCAATGCTGCCCGCATCTGCTCCCTGCCCACCCATAAAGGCGGCAAACAGGGTTTGATCGTTATTTGTGGCAAGTGTAGCGCTTTTTTCTTCCTGGATTAGTGCCCCTTTGCCGCCGCCCTCGCATCCCGATCTAATCTTTAGGGTGCAGGCGTACCCCCCCCCGCCGCAACTCGCAGCAAGGCCATTTTCAACAATTCTGGCAATTCCTTTCCCCTCCGGGATGCTCTTTTCAAAATTCCAGCACACGCCTTTTGGCTCAAATAGTATTTCACCGGCGCATCCTGTATTAAAATCTGCGATAGCGTACAAACGCACTCGGCGTTGGGGCACTCCCCAAAATTGTGCGTTAAATGTTCGATAGGCAACAATTCCATAGTCTGCGGCTCTGGCCCATTTTCCGCGCTGTCGAACATACTTAGTTGGATCGCACACGGCGATAAGCTGGTTAAGCACGGTTTCAAAATCACTGCCCCCATTCGATGAAAAAGCGCCGGGAACATTTTCCCAAATTGCTATTTTCGGGAACGCCCCCCCTGTTGCGGTGCGCATCTGTTTGATAATTCGGATGGCCTCCATAAAAAGGCCGCTGCGGGTGGTTTCGTCATCGCCGTTGTCGGTATGTTTCAGCCCCGCCCGCTTGCCCGCTATGCTCAAATCCTGGCACGGGCTGCCAAAGGTGATAATATCCACGGGCGGTATTTTGCCGCCGTCAATATCGGTAACGCTGCCCAGGTGCATCATGCCGGGCAGGTGGGTGCGCGTTACTGCCACCGGGTACGGCTCCACCTCGCTTGCCCAAACCGCTTTGCCATCTGTTTCGCATTCTGCGCACAGCGGCATGGTGCCGCTGCCGTCAAACAGGCTGCCCAGCGTAATAGTGCCGGTGTATGTGGGCTGGGCGCGGAGGTGTTCAAACACGCGCTTTACGCAAAACTGCGCGTTGGGGCGGGCCATACCGTTGCCCCACATTTTATATTCGGCACTGTCGGTATGTAATTTGTTGTGCCAGTTACAAGTACCTTTTGCGGTGGTAAGGATGCCCTTTTGGGCTTTCTTTCCTTCAATCGCGCAATGTGTGGCATATACCTTGCGCCAAAATGCCAGTTGTTCCGGCGTTACCGTGTCGGGGTTAAACTGTTTGATTTCGCCCCACCCATCGGGAAAGCCTTGCAGCCGCCCGCACTCCACCGGCATAAGGCGGCGCACAATTAGGTTGTAAAGAACGCCGGGCATATAGTTTAGGCTCCACCCGCCTGTGCCTTTCGCTTGCAGGCACCCGGTAACATCCCCGGTTTCATCCATGTGGCGAAAGTCAACAGCCAATGGCCCTTTTGCGGGGCTTTCCTGGCTGGCGCGTAAACTGCCCGCCCCCTCCATCCAGTAACCGGGGCTGCTTTCGTTATAAACGGCAATGGGTGCCTCATGGTTACAGTTAAGGCACGGTGCGGTATCCTTGCCAATCTCGGCATTAGCCTGCCCGGTACTCATACACAGTACCCCCCCCCCGATGCTCATTTTCATTTGCAGCCTCCACTACCAGCGGTGCGTTATTTCCCCCGGTGCCTATTTGTGCCGAAAGCAACGGGCATACTTTCAACGGCCCGTTATACCGGGCATCCTGCCCGTGATTTTCAAATAGCCATTTGCCCATTTCGATGTATCCTCCCGATTTCACGAAAGCCGCCGGGCCTTATATTCACGGCGGCGGCCATTCCGAAAGTTATATATTGCCCTGTGCGGCGGTACTGCCGCCGGGCGCGTGGGCGGTGGGCACCTGCCGCGCTCATTGCAGGGGCGGCACGGGCGGCGCTTTGGCGGCTCTATTGGGGTAATAGCCTCCCTCAATTCCTCCAGCGTATCCCTTGTGCCGGGTGCCAACGCCTGCCACATCTGCTGTACCAGTTCTGCCACTCGTTCCATGGCGGCATTTAATTCAGCGGCCAACTGTGCCACTGCGGTTTGTACTTCTTCAAGCGATACCCCAGCGGCGGCAGCAGCAGACACCAGCCGCGCCATACTTTCATCGTCCATGGCTCACAGCCCCAGCATAATTTTGTAAACAAGCGCCATTCCCACAGTTAAAAGCGGCATTAAAATATTTGATGCAAACAAATCCCATGCCGCGCCCGCCAAACTGCTTTTGCGTTCCGCTTGCAATTTCCATCTGATCGTAAATGCCATATAATCGTAAACCAGCCCCGCGCCCACAGCGCCGGCAATGGTAAGCGGTGCAGTACCAAAGCACGGCACGATAAACCGCGCCCAAATTGTTTGCAGGCACAGCGCCCAAAACAGCGTTGTTACAAAAGCTGCTGTTATGTACAGGCACCAAAACAGTGCAGTGCTAATCTTATTCATTGGTTGCCTCCTCTTTATCCAGTTGCTTTTTTAGACGGGCAATTTTGCTGGCCGTCCAGCCGTCAACCTCTGCCCCGGATACCTCAAAGGCGATTTTCATTTGTGCCATGGTGATATACACATCGGCCATTTCTTCATATATGGCCTGCCGCAGTTCTGGGCTATAAACTCCTAATTTGGCGGCGCGGCGCTCTTTCAGCAGCGCTTTGGAAAGTTCGGCCATTTCTTCGATGCACATATCGGCTTGACTATCCATGCCGTATGTTTCAAGCGCCCGATGCAAGGTTTCGCCGCCCGCGCTTATCGGGTCGGGCGGCATCCGCACTGCCTTATCATCCCAATATTCGGTTGCCCCAATTTTGCGGGGATCACTGCCGAAATGCTCCACCCATTCGGGCAGGCTTGCATTTACACCATCGAGGCGGATGCCGTTGTCGGCGCACCAGTCCAGTGCCTCCTCCAGCGCAAGGCCGGCGCGGTTCGTCCACAGAATAATCGCCGCGCCGTCTGCCTGTGCCAGCTTTAGGCGCTCAATAACATCCTCGTTGGGTGTCCCGATTTCCGGCCAGGCGTTGGCGCATAAGCAACCATCAAAATCAACGGCAATAACCTTGCGCCAGGTACGTTTTTCTTCTGCCGTGGCGGGCGCGGGGCTGGCGCCGTATTCGCACTTGCCGCATTCGGGCTGGGTGGGCCGGCATGGTGTGCATGGCTGCGGCGTGGTGATTTTTTGTACATCCACGCCCCACGCGCCCGCTGCGGCGGCGTTCGCCGTGGCAATATTCGGTTGTTCCATTTGAAATACCTCCGTTATTCGATTGTCGGGTAATCTCTGCCCGCATTTTCCCTTGCAGCTTTTGGGGTTTCGCCCGCCCTTACTCGCGCCAAATAGTGGCGCACCATGCACAGATCGCACCTCCGGGGGCAATCTATATTGCCATTTTGTTTAAGGCGCTTGCACTCCACTTGTGGCAATGCCTCATCCAAAAACAGCAAAAAGGCGTTAAGCATTTCTTTTTTAGTGAATTTCATTGTTGCCGCCCTCCATCGGATACCACCGCACCAGTGCGGCGATCAGTTCCGGGCCGCTTACGGCGGGGCGCTCTATCTGCCGCAGGGCAATGCGATCTGCCAGGGCTGCGGCGCGGCGGCGCTTGGCCGCCAGGCGTTCGTATTCGGCGGCACGATATGTACCGCAGGTATTTGCCACATACAAGGCCGCCACCGCAACAGCTGGCACAAAGCGTATCCCACCCTCGGCCCAGGCGCTAAAGGCCATTACCACACACAGTGCATCAAACACACAGGCCAGCTTTAAGGCAAATTCTTTCATTTTAGGTAAGTCCTTTCTTTTCGCAGTATTCGCGCAACTGCTCGGTGGTGGCATCGCGCAGGCCGGGCAGGTTGTAGGCGTTCAAAAAGCACAACAGCAATTCGCTGTACCGGGTTTTGCTGGCTGTTGCCAGCAGCTTTATGTATTCGTCTTTGCTCATGCGCTGCGCCTTTACGCTTTGGCGGTGGCCTGTTGGCGCTGCCACGCGACAAAAGCCGCGCGGTTTTTCGGGTCGGCGTAAAACGCCTCCAAAATTTCATTGAGCGCCCGTGCCTGCCGTGTGGTGATAATTTCCGGGGCGGCGGTTACTGCACCGGCGCTGTTCCGTTTTGCTGGCATTGTGCTGCCTCCTCTTGCTTTTTAATTTCATTCATGCGCCGCACAATGGCGGCGGGAATGCTTTCGGCGTAGCTTTCGGCGGTGCAACCAGCCGGGTACTGCACTCGCAGCAGCACCGATGCCATCGCCATTTCAAGTGCGGCCACAATCAGCCCCGCGCTGCCGGTAAAAGCCATGTCGCACCCGCCGTTTCTGTCAATGGAAAGGGCAACGGTGCATACCGCCGGGGTAGTATTCTTTTCTTGCATGGTGTACCTCCTTATGCTGCTGGGCCGGTGCCGTCACCCACACCAAATAATTCATTTGGTGTGATTTCAAGCGCTTTACAAATTGGTGCCACGTCATCGGCTTTGATCCGCTTGCGCCCTTTCAGCAAATCGTTAAACATTCGCGGTGAATATCCCGCGGCCCTTGCTATGGCTGCCTGCTTTAGGTGTCTTTCATCAATAATTTTGTAAATCGTTTCTGTAACAGTCATTTTTGCACCTCCATTTGACAAGTTTCTTGTCTGCATCTCACTATATTACAAGTATCTTGCTTTGTCAAGACTTGATTACAAGTTTCTTGCTAATTTATCTTGACTTTTTACGATAGCGCTTTATACTAAAGATGTAGAAAACAAACGGGGGTTTAATATGTCTTTTGGTGAAAGAATGAAACAGGCGCGTGAACAGCTGGGGCTTTCTCGCATAGAACTTGCGGAAAAACTGCACGTTACAAAGTCCGCTATATCTAATTATGAAAATGGGGTTAGTAGCCCAAAAGAAGATGTTCTTCTTAAAATTTTTGACGCATTGGGCGTTGATCCAAATTTTCTATTTCAAGATAGTTTTGCAAAAGAAAAAGCCATCCCCCGTTATTCGGAGGATGACTTAAAGATTCTTGCGGCATATTCTGCGCTTGATGAACGAGGCAAAGCTACCGTGCGGGAAACAATCGCGCACCAAGCCCGCCTTTCAGATGAACATTCCGCTGCGGTTGCTGCCGATATTGCCGCCACGGCCACAACGATGGATTTCAACCGTATGGGTGCGAAAAAATAATTTTTCCCGTTCCTTGTCGCGGCGGCTATTTTTGGGTTGTGGTGTATTTATAGCACACCAGTTTAATATTGTATCAAACCCAACGGGCATTTGCCCAGTGGTAAATATTGGGAGGTTTTATCATGGGGCTTTTATCGTTCCTGTTTGGCAGCGGCAAGCCCGCCGAAAGCAACCCATCAAAGCAAGTCGAAATGCCATCACCGTGGCCGCCCGCGCCTGCGCCTACAAAGAAAAGCGGCAGGGTGGCATCGCGCATCGAAAAAACGCCGCAATTTGATAAGAACAGCGAAATTATTTCTGCTTTCTCAATCTACCCCCATGCGCCCGGCCAGTACGGTTGCCTTAACCTTGGTAATTACGCCGTAAAGGGGCGCAACCCGGATACCGGGCGGGTGCTTACGGTGCATATTTTTGCCAAAGACGAGGCCGATGCCGAAAGCGTGGCGGCAAACACCGGGTTGCTGGCGCCCTACACCGTTAAGTATGCAGGCGAAACGCCGCCCAGCGATGCCCAACTTAATTACGCTCATAATGTTATAACCTCCATGCCAAAAGGGCTTACCGCTGCCGATGTTTCTGCTTTGCTCACTCGATCGGAGGAGCAAAACACAGCCCCTACCCCACAATGGTATTTTGATTTGGCAACAGCGCGGCGGGTGCAGGTTTCTTATTACTCGGTTATAAAAACAGTGGTTTACCAGATTTTCAAGCAATGCCCAAAAGACGAAAAGCCCTCTTTGTTCTGCTATGCAGTTTTTTGCAAGGAACGGGGCCTAACCTTTGGTAAAACAGAACCCATGTGGGATGCCCCTGTCTTTTCAGCATTCGCCCCCAGCGACAAGCAGCGGCAATATATCTTGCAATATGATGGAAGTATCCTTAACCCGCGCAAAAACACAGTAGCTTATAAAGCCGCTGTTAATTACATCCAATCTGCAATTCGGTAAATTAAAGGCCCGCCGTGCGTTTGTGCAACGCGGGCGGGCCTATGTTTTAGTATTTCGGAGGTACTCTAATGGCAAAAAAGAAAACTGCGCCAGCCGGTGAACGGCTGGTTGCCTATTATCGGTATAGTGGCGGCAGCCGCCAAACAGAACAAAGCATTGAGGGGCAGCGCCGTGATTGTGAGGCATACGCTGCCGCCCATGGCCTAACCATTTGCGCAGAATATATTGACCGCCATATATCCGGCAAAACCGATGAACGTGAAAACTTTCAGCGTATGATTGCGGATAGTGACCGCCACGCATTTGATGCGGTGATCTGCTGGAAAACTGACCGCATAAGCCGCAACCGATACGATAGCGCCATATACAAAAACCGTCTAAAGAAAAACGGGGTGCGCATTATCTATGCCGCCGAAAGTATACCAGATGGCCCCGATGGCATTATCCTTGAAAGCCTTATGGAGGGCTTGGCAGAATATTACAGCGCTGAATTGTCCCAAAAACTAAAACGTGGTATGAGGGAAAGCGCATCAAAGTGCCATGCCTTGGGCGGTTACCACGCCCTCGGCTTAACCACCAACAAACAGCATGAATATATTATTGACGAAACCGAGGCCCCAACCGTGCGGTGGATATTTGAACAGTATGCCGCTGGGGTGCAGGCATCCCAAATTGTGCGGGCGCTGAATGATAAGGGCAAGCGCACCAGCCGTGGCGGTGCCTTTAACAAAATGTCAATATTGCGGATCGTAACCAATCAGCAATATATTGGAGTGTATGAAAGCCACGGTTTCCGCAAAGAGGATGGCATCCCGGCTATCGTTGAACGCCCGCTTTGGGATGCCGTGCAAAAGCGCGTTACCATAAATCGGGATAGCCATCCGCCCCTTGCCGCCCGCGCCGATTATTTGTTAAGCGGCAAATTGTTTTGCGGGTATTGCCAAACGGCCATGAAAGGGGTAAGCGGCACCAGCCATACCGGCGAAAAGCACTATTATTACAACTGCCCCGATCATGCCCGCCGCGGGTGCGATAAAAAGAACATTGAAAAGGAATACCTGGAGGGCGAGGTAATAAGCAAAACAGCGGCCTACCTTGCCAGCCCTGGCAAACTGGATTATATAGCAGATAAGATGCTTGCCGTGCAGGCTGCCGATGCCCAGCGGGCCAACCCCGAAAAAGAAATGCTGGAGGCGGCTCTAAAAGACAATCAGCGGCGGCAGGCTAATATAATGCGGGCCATAGAGGATGGCGGGGCCGCCGGTCTTGCCACCCAGCGCCTTAAAGAATTGGAAAAAGCCGCCGTACAGTTGCAATATGATTTGGATGCGGCTGCCCGGCCTGCGGTGCCTGCTTTCACGCGGGCGCAAATTGCCTTTATGCTTGACCGTTTCAAGCAGGCGCCCGATGAACAGGATGCAGCCTATGGCCGCCGCCTGGTTGATACGTTCATTTCGTCTATCTACCTTACCGAGGATCAAGCGCTTGTTTATTTCAATCTGACCGGCAAAGATGGCAAGCCGGAAAGCGAAATAATAAAAATATTGCACCAGCCAAACCCGCCGAAAACCCGCATAGATAGCGGCTTTAACGGTGGTTCAACTGATGCAACAAGTGGTGGAGTTCATGTTGCATCAGTCGAACCAAATATTGACGATGTAACGGTATGTTTGGGCGGTTTTGCCCTGTTCTTCCAGCTTAACAGCCCATCGCGCCGCTAATATGGCATACCGTCAAACAAAGGCATTTCCGTCCACCATATTTCATAATTTCTTTTCATGGTTACCGGGTCACTGCATGAATGTGGCCCCCTATGCCAATACCACTTGCGCCCCTCCATTTTGAAATATCCCACTTCATATTGTGGCGCGTTGTACCCCCACCTTTTGCCGTCCAGCGGTTCCATGTGCAGCGCAACAAGTTGGTTTTCCTTTGGCATATTTTCGCGGTGGCGTAGGTCAATGCGATGCCAATCGCGCAGTAATTCATAATTCATTTTCATTTTGCTTGCCCCTTTCCTTGTTCCCCGGCACCAACCCGCCGGGGTGGGCGTTATCGTTTATGCGGTGTGGATGCCAATCGGGCTACCGTGGCCTGTGCGCCATCCGCGGGGGTGGGCGTTATCGTTTATGCGGTGTGGATGCCAATCGGGCTACCGTGGCCTGTGCGCCATCCGCGGGGGTGTATGTCGGCCAGTGCCACGGTTTCTAGCCGCTTATCTGCCCAAAGCACAACCGCCGCAGTGTGTGCTGCCGTCCATGGTGTGGCGGGAATATCCCGAAAGCCAACCACCATGCCGCTGGTTTCCGGGTACATTGCGCCACAGTTGCAGGTAAGCATTGTACCCGGCATAATTACCACTGCATCGGTGGTGGCGGCTGTGCCCTGTTCCGGCTCTGCTGCCGGGGTTATTTCATCGTTCGGGGTGCCGTTTACCATTTCCCGGCCAGCGCGGTACACACAAGCCATGCTGTAATGATCCGGCATGATATATTCATCGCCATCGTCCGTATAGATTTTGGCGCGGCGGGTTTGGCCGTTCCGTTCAAAGGTAATCATTTTTGCGCTGCGGCCAATAACGGTGATGGTGCTGATCGCGTTATGATCGCAAGCGTAGCGGTCAAAATAGGTTTTGCCAATTTCAAACTTTTTCATAATAATTACCTCCGTGCCTTGCGGCTGTTTTCTTTCTTTCACTGTCTATATTTTATCATGTTCAATATATTTTATCAAGTGCAAAAGCGCCGAAATAGTGCTGAATATTGAACATGATATTTGTGCATTATATGTATTGAACAATATTGTTTATCGGTGCTATAATACGGATAGTGGAAGGGGGCCTTTATATAATGGCGCGTACAAAAGTTTTAACCGATGAACAGCGGGCGCAAAACAATATTGCATACCGCAATACATGGCAAAAAGAAAATTTTGATCGGCTCAATGTGCAGGTGGTAAAAGGCAAGCGGGATCAGCTTAAAGCCTATGCGCAGCAAAACGGTTACGCCGGGTATGCTGAATACATTAGGGCACTGGTGAAAACGGATAGCGGCATCGATCTTTACGAAAAGGTTTAATCTACCAATTAAAAAAGCCCCCGGCAGGTTGCCGCGCATGGTGCGCCGCAGTTCCCCGCCGGGGGCTTTTTATCTATTGATTAAAAATTCTTGCAAACTGGCCTTGGCATCTTCCAGTTGCTTTGTGTTGTTGCCATCAATGGCATGGCTCAACAGCGCAAGCAAGGCTTTTTGTGTTACTCTTGCGCTGGCATCCATGGCATCCAGGCGGGCGTTGTCATTGGCAAAAAACTGATCGTAACGCTCAAACTTTTCATCGTGTTCTTTCAGTTTTTTATCGTGGGCATCCAGGCGCTTGTTTTGCTCGGTGTTCGGTTTGCGGATACGGTCAAATAGCTTAACCAGTTGCCCGCCCGCTGCCGCCAGCGCCACAACGGCCCCAGCCAACGCAAGCAGCCACGCCCATGCTTGGGCCAATGTAAATGTAATGGGTGCGTTTTCCATCCTTACGCCCCCTCAATGAATACCCCCGGATCGCTGGCCGGGGCGGCGGCAGTAGCTGCGGCGGTTTCCCCTGCCCCAATACCTGCCTGTGCAACGCCGCCCATGCGGCCAATGGCAAAGTTTTTCATATTATCAAAAATGGTTTGCGCCAGCGCACGGATGCGGCTATCATTAAAAAACGCGCGGCACAAAGTGGGCAGATATTCTTTTACCTGCTGCACCACCCAATCCATCTTTTCGGGGCCGGTGGCGGCGGTAAGGTCTGCATCCTTGATGCGCTCGGTAATGTACGCGCCCAGCCCCTTTACGCAATCAAAGCCCACCGCCAGCAAAATTGCGGCAATGGCTCCCAGCGATGGGAAAACGTACATCAAAAATTCTTTTACAAACTCTTTCACGGCTCAAAATCCTTTCTTCATTCGGGGTCTTGCGGATCATCTGCGCAGCCATCCGGGGTAGTTTCGGTACTGTGTTTGATACTCGCAACCGCAGTTGCTGCATCCGTTACCGCCTCCACGCCCTTAATGCCGCCGGTGATCCCCAGCGCCCATTTTATGGCATCGTATGTGGATATAATAAACTGGTCGGATGCCGGCTCCCCCAGGCGCCGCATTTCGGCCAGGTAAAATACCGCAAACGCAAACAGCCCAAAATACAGGGCGGTGTTTACGATTTTCAAAAAGCGAGGGCGCTTTGCCCACAGGGCTTTTAATTTTTTCATAGCAGCCACCGTTACATCGTGGCAAGGGCGCTACTGTCCGCCCAACCGCTTACATTGGCGCCAATCGGTGCTTTTCCAACGCGGGTGCTACTGTTTGTAAGGCGGTAGCGCCCGTTTACCAGTTTGCCATCGTACAGCCAATAGGCAACGCCGTTTTTGGTGTTGCCTGCCGTGCCCGTGCTGCTGGTGTACAGTTTGCCGGTTAGCTTAACCTTTTGCCCGGCAGCCATAGCAGTAGCCGCCGGGGTGGTGGGTGCAGTAGCCGCCGGGGTGGTGGTAACGGTGCCATTGTACTTTTGCCACAGGTAACCGCCCGCATTGCGGGTGGTGCAGTCTGCGGTAAGATAAGCCGCTTTGTGCAGAAATACAGGGTTGTTAATATCCCAATTCCCGGTTGCCGCCCTAAGCCATCCCGTGCCGCTGAACGGTGCGCGGCCCAACATAATATGTACATGGTTGCCGGTGGCCTTGCCTGCCGTTCCCTCGCGGTAAAACCGCTGTCCCTTGGCAAACTTGGCACCTGCCTTAATGCCCAGCGCGGCCATATCGGCGGCATCACAGTGAGCGCAAAGCATAATCATTTTGCCCACATAGCCATCAGCACAGGCCACAGCAGCATCGGTGATAAACCATGCAAAGTTGCATTTGCTGGTGGCGGTCTGCCCGTTATACACGCGCAGGCAGGTAAGCGCTACCGGGGCGATCAGATAATCTTTTCCAGTATCGCCTCCGTTAATATCATAAGCGTGGGTGCCCGCATGGCTGTATGTGGCGGCTGCCACGCCGTCCACGGCAACACCGCACCCCTGCGATACCGAAATAGTGCGCTTTCCGCTTTCGCTCTCCATAATGAAAAGCAGCGGCGGCGCGGCTGGTGCCTGTGCGGGTGTATTGCTTTCAGCGGGTGCGTAGTCTTTATAGCACTCGTTTACATCCACGTTGGTGGAAACACCCGGCACCGCACCTTTGCTGCTGTGCTGCCACATGGTTACATTGTCGGCCTTATAACCGCAATATCCGCGGTAATCAGCCACCCACACATCGTAGGCGGCAAGCTGCGGCATATCCAAATGGCTACCAAACCAGCTTGTGCTTGCGTACACGCCAGCCTTTCCACCCAACTGCGTAATTTTGGCGCAAAATGCCAGGGCTGCGGCGGTGCGGTCTGCCTTGCTGATACCATCGGCGCGGCCATCGTTCTTGCCAATGGCGGCATTATAGTGCCCCGTTTCGCTGTCGAAAAATACCGGGTACGCCAGCGCGGCAATGTTGCAATGTGCGGCCACAAATTCAGCCTCGGCCTTGCCCTCTGCGGCATTCATTGCTTGGCTGAAAAAATACAGGCCAACGGGCAAGCCCGCGGCCTTTGCGCCTGCAATATTGTTGTTGTAATAAGGATCAAGCACAAGCCCGCCTGTGTCGTATCCGCGGTAGCCGATGCGGATAATGGCGAAATCAACAGCATTTTTCACCTTTACCCAATCAATGGCTTTTTGAAATTTAGAAACATCAATCCCTTTTTTCGGTTCCATTGTCTACCTCCTGTTTTATAGTGATGTACTTTCCATAGATTTGGTTTAACTTTGTTTTCAGTGCCATGCACTCGCAATGCGCCAGCATTCCCTTATAGCTGTTTATGGTACGTTCCAGCCTTGCGGCATCAATGGTGCCAGCCTTATAGGCTTGCAATACCTCGCCCAGCCTGTGTTTAATGCCGCGCACGGTATTGCGCCGGATGCGGTGGTGGGTGGGCCACACATACACGCCCACAAATTCCACGCCGCGGCTTAACGGCTGTATGCTGGTTTTGTGGTTTAACCGCAAATTCAATTCGCTTTCCAAAAATTCGGCAATTTCATCGCGGATTGCTGCCAGTTCTTCTTTGTCACTGCCCAAAATCAAAATGTCATCCATGTATCGGATGTAATAATGCTGGTGCAGGTGGTGTTTGCAAAACTGATCCAACACATCCAAATAAATGTTTGCAAACATTTGGCTGGTAAGGTTGCCAATGGGGATGCCCGTATCTTCAAGGCGATTTTCCGGCGGCACTTCATCCGGCCCCATGCCGGTGGGCAGGCCAAAGCGTTGGGTTTCGCTGTTGATAATCTGCCCCAGTAATGCCATTAGCTGCGGGTCTTTTAGCTTTCGCCCCAGCACCTCCAGCAATATGGCGTGGTCTACCCGGTAAAAGAATTTTGCCACATCCAATTTAAGGCTGTACCACTTGCCGGGTTTTCTATCGCACTGGTGCATCCAGTATTGCAGGCGGTCAAGCGCGGCATGGCTGCCCTTGCCTTTTCGGCAGGCGTAACTATCGGTTATAAAGCCCTTTTCAAAAATCGGGAACACAACGCGGTAAATGCCCCATTGTACAACCCTGTCACGGTATTGCAGTGCCATTACCATGCGGCGCACCGGGCTGGTTACATAAAACACGTTATAGCGTCCCACATGATACATACCCCATTGCAGTTCATCCACCAAAATAATTAGATTTTCTGCCAGGTGTTCGGTAAATAGCAGCACTTCATCCCGGTACCGTTTGCCTTTCACTGCGCTATTGTGGGCAGCAAGCAGGTTTTCAAAGGTTGCGATTTCGTTATATAAATGGTTGTAGGTTTCCATATAATCAAACAAGTGCCGCACGTTCTTAATAAAGCCACTTGCGCCATGCCTTGCGGCTGTTCCGGGTGGCGCATATTCCGGCCATTCCCCCGGTGTACTAACAAGATTTGCGGCAATTCAAAATTTTTGCGGGTTGTCTGCCCGCAACGGTTAATGCGCCCCTTTTGCCCGGTGCCGGTGCCGTGCCATAGTGGCGCAGCACATATAATAAGGGCCGGGGTAAAGCGGAACGCCGCCCGATGTTCGTGTTCACATTGCTGCGCGGATTGTTGAGGTTCAAGTTGAACACGCCCGCATTGGCGCCATTGTTCCAGTTGCCGCCGCGGATGGGCAAACGCTGATGCGGCGCATCCCCATTTATGGAAAAGGGCGGCGCCTATTTGGTGCCACCCTCTACATACTTTTTGTAATTGCCGATCATGCCGCCAATGGCCTTTGTGTAACGGCTCCAAACCTCGTATTGGTGCGGGGTTATACAGGTAATACCGCGGTGCTGCGGCGTAGGCTCTGCGGCCTGTTCTGCTGCGGCATTCGCCGGCGCTTTTCCCTTTTTGGCCTTTGCCCCTGTGCCATTCGGGTACAGCTTTGGGCTGGCCGCCAAATAAAGGTAGTCGCGCAAATCGGCAAGCAATACATCCAACTGGTTTATGGTGTCTTTCTTGTAATATTTTTTATTTACCACATTGCAAATGTGCAGCATATCGTACATGGTTTCACGGATGCGCCGTGCAAGCAGTTGCTTTTCTGCGCGTGGAAAATTCACCAGCACCGGGCTGGCGTAAAATATCATTTCCCGCACCATTTCTTTAATTTCAAATTGGCCGGTTGGTTTTGCCGTGTCGGGTATCTCCTGGCCGTCTTTGGTGATCGTGCTTTGCATTTTCGGCCTTTCTTCAAAATAAAGGGGTGGCTATCGCCACCCCTGCGGTTTGCGGTTGGGCGGTTTTACAGGGTGCCCACGAAAGCGGAACGCCGCCCGAAGTCCGTGCTCACATTGCTGCGCGGAACGGGGAGGTACAAGTAGAACACGCCCGCATTGGCGCCAATGAGCCAGTTGCCGCCGCGGATGGGCAAACGCTCTAACCCTGCGCCGTTGTTCATGTAAATGGTATCGCCGCCATGATCTCCATTGTCTGCCGGGAACAGGGCAAGCGCTTTCAGCAGTTCGGGGCAGGTAACGCCGCTGGCAAGGGTACTGGTGGCAAAATCGGCGCTGCGGCTGCTGTCTGCCTGGCTGGTAATCGTGGTGCAAAGTTGTACTTTGCTGCCCACATAATCATATTTCAGCGTACCGGCGGTGCCCGGCTCGACCAAAGTGCCATCGGGCATGATGGCTTTCCACCAGGTGGATGTTTCGCCCATATCGGCAGTTACCATTGCGGCGTTGTTATAGGGGATGATCTGGATTTCGCCCGCTACCAGGCGCATACCGGCTTGCCATTCCCACACATTGCCGTTCATGTCGCAAATGCCGGTAATATCGTTGTTATGGTTCCAACTAACCGGCCCGCTGCCCGTCAAAGTGCGGTTTACCTTGCCATCGGTGCCTTTCGTAGCCGGGATGCCCTTTTCCCATGCGTTGGCGGTGTCCTGTCCGTAGTTGTTGTTTCCGCGTGGCATAGTACCGTTTTTGCGGCACCACAGGGCAACGGCGGCCCACATGGCATTTGTCATAAGGCACCAGCCATCGCCCTTGCTGCGGCTCTGTGCCAGCGCTGTATCAAAGTTCACGCTACAAGCCGGGTCTGCCATGGGCAAACTATACGGTACACCATTGATAAGGCTATCTTGATACTTTCCAACGCAAAAATAATCTTTTTCCACGCTGTCAATCAAAAATGCCGGATGCACATTGGCGCTGCCGCCGGTGAACAATTCAGCACAGGTCATTTTCGAGATCGGCACCACAACGCTGGGCAGGCCGTATTTGTCTAATACAACGGTGTTTTTGCCGCCGGAAATTCCCTCGATGGCTGCTTTGTAATCGTCAAAATTCGTCATAGTGTTTTGCCTCCTTATTTCACGGCCCACAGTGTAAGGGTGCAGGCATCAATATCAAACGGGATAGGCACCCGTGTTACGGTTTCCGGCTCTACTTCCTCAGTTTCGGGGTCATCGCCGGTGGTGGTTTCGGTGTACTGGCGGGCGGGGATGTCAATCTCGGCGGCATACGCCTTGCCATCGGTGCCCGTTCCAATGCTGGTAAGCAGGTTGCCATTTTCTTCCTGTACCACATCGATATGTACCGGGTAATCCTGTTCGTATCGGTCAAGGCGCAGTGTGATGGCATCATCAATGGTAAGCTTGTTGCCTGTCACTTCATAGGGCAGCTTTTCGCCCTCGTTCTTTTCAATAACGTTCATGTTTTAATAGCCTCCTTTAATGTGATTGTCTTTGCAAATCTCGCGGGTTTTTGCCGCGATGCATTCGGCCTGTTCCCGCTGTTCGGGGGTGGCGCGGCGGCTGTCAATGCCAAAGGATTGCGCAACCTGCCGTTCATACTCGCGGCGCTGCTCGTTTTTAATCAGTACGTTTGCCATAGTGTTTTACCTTTCTTTTTTAGGCACCGGCGCGGCTTTCCATGCCACCCGTAATGCCAAATTCAAGCGTTACACTTTGGGCACTGCCGGTGTATGCTACCTTAAAACCGTTTAACAGTTTATCGGTAATAAGCACCGTGCCCACAACGCCCGCCGGGTCACCCTGTGTAACAATTCCACCCGGCAGCGTAGTGCTTACAATGCGCACGGCAACATCGTATGCGGTATTGTTGCGGCGCTGCGCCAGTGCAATAGTTTGCTGCACCGCCGGGGCGGGGTATTTTGGGATGCGCGTGGGTGCTGTAAAGGTCACAGCCTCGCCCGCCAGATTAGCAAGGCTGCGCTGGGTTGCCAGCAGGGTACGGGTATGCTCTGCCAGCACAAGGCTGTTTTCCAGTACGCCGCCCTCCAGGTTGTTGAAATTGGCCGCGTTCTGCGGGGTGCCCGCCTGGATCACCTCGCCCGGTACTTTCGTATGGGTTGTGGTGCCATCGGCGTTTGCGGTTTCGCGGTAACGGTCGGTAAATTCCGTTACCCGGTCAAGCCAATTCTTAAAACTGTACAAGTTGTTTCCTCCTCTCAAACATTTTTAATATCAAATGTAAAACGGATCAGTGCGCCCTCGCTGGGGTCTGCCAGTTTGATGCGTTCGTCCTTTTCGGTTGTCACGGCAAGGGTTTTGCTCATAAAAACCTCCAGGCTGCTATCAAGCAGTGCCAATTCGGTAACCGTAATGGCGGTTGCGCTTTCCGGGGTGTACGCCGCATAAAAGGCAAGGCGCCCATCGGCCAGCGTTTCGGTTTTGGTGATTGGCAGCGTAACATAACTGCCGTTTGCCACAATGCGGGCCTTGGCGATTTTTGCGGCTGTAAAATCTTTGTACAGCTGCAATGCGTGGGTGGTAAGCATGGTGTTTTACCTCCTTTTTCAAAGATTTTCATCGCCGCAATACGGCGTATCAAAACAGAAATTTTGTACTGCATCCCCCGGCGCAATTCCGGCAGCGTTAAGGCCGCCCCCTGCCGCCCCTGTGCAAATTTCTGTTCCGGCTGCTGTTGCCGCAAAGGTGTTTACCGTTGCGGTGGCATTGATCCCCGGCCCGTCAATCGGCAAGCGCCCATGCGTTGCCGTATTCGGTACCGTGCCTGCCATATCACTTGTGAATGCAAAGGCCGCCGCCACAGGGGCAGCGGTCAAAGCGTTTGCGCCTATGCCTGCAAAAGTGCTGGTAATCGGCCATGTGCCTGCGCTGTATTCCCCGGTCATTCCAACCGGGAACAGCCACACTTTGGTATCAATTCCCACTGCAAGGCCAAACAGCGTTTGCAATACAATGCCATCAAGGCGGGCGGTAAGGCGTTTGTATAGTGTCACATTCTCGCGCAGCGCGGTAATGCTTGGCGGCTCTGTACTGTTATCAACTGTACATACAACCCGAAAATGCGATGGTGTGCCGCTATATTCAAACCATTCTTCAATTTCACTGTTTGGGTGTAAATCGCAAACGGCTTTGCGCACGGCATATTTTGTGCCCATTTTCCGCTTGATAAGGATTGCATCGCGGATGATCTGCCGCTTTGTGGCGGCGGTATAATCTGGGTTGTACCATGCTATGTTTAGGTCGCAGGCCAGCACATCAAGCACGGCATCGCTTACATCTTCCAGGTTGTCATATACCCCTGTGCCTGCGGTGTACTCTAACTCCCGCCGGCGCATATCGCGTTCGGCTTGCGCAAACGCGGTCACCCATGCCTTTGCGCCGATAAATGCGGGCAGGCCGTCAGTTACCAGGGCATCGGCTAATTTAATCATCTTCCATACCCCCGTATATCACGGTGGCAGCGCTCAACTCTCCAATTCCCGTTTCTCCTACAACGGCAAACGCGGGTGCGGTCAGTGCCACTCGCTTTGCACCCGCTGCCTGGATCATTGCGATAAGCTGTGTGGGGTTAATATCGCGGCCAATTTTCCGTTGCCAGCTTTTGTAATCTTCAACGGCGGCATTTACGGCATCCTGTATAATGCTTGCGCGGCTGGCATCATTCGCATTGATATAATAGGTAAGCGCGATGCTATACGGCATCGGCACCGGGGCTGCCGCCTCCACTTTATCGGTAAGTGGCCGGATTGTTTCATCGTTTAGGTATGCCGCCATGCCGGTGCAGTCTGCCGCAGTGGGGGACACGCCGCCATCCAGCATAAAATACACACGCACAACGCAATCGCTTGGGTTTGTGGGTACCACATCGGCAATATCGGTGCGCCACTTTTTTGCCCAAAATTCGTATGCTTGTATGGGGCCGGCTGCGCTATATTGCGCAGGTGCCAAATATACGCGCTCGGTCAATTCGTCATCGGTTTCGATGTCTGCGCCGCCGCTTGGTGCGCTGATGTTTACAGCACTGCCAACATAGGCGATCGGGTCAACCATTGTGGTAATATCACCCAGTGCCACGCTGTTGGCTGCGGTTCCGGCCACGGCGGCCACGGCGGTAACATCCACATGGCTGGTACCGTACCCGCCCGCGGTGGCCGTGGTATTCACGGCACTTGCCACGCCATCTACAGCATCCATTAAAATATTGATTTCGCCGGCAGCAATTCCGTTGCCCGCCGCGCCCGCATCTCTTGCAGTGGCGGGGGCTGTAACGGTAGTGGTGCCAGCGCCGCCCACGCTGGTGTCAATGTTTGTGGCCGTCATAATGGCCGCCAGTTCTGCATTTTCAATGTGTGTAATGTTGCCCGGCGCGATGCCGTTGGCAGCGGTGCCCACAATCACGGCCTTTGCGGGTAGTTCTGCCACCGTTACGCTCTCGCCGCCCTCGCTGGAGGTAATGTTTTTTGCTGTAAACAGCGCGGCCACGCCAGCATCGGCAATGTTGCAAATGCTGGCGTATGTAAGGCCGTTGCCATCGGTGCCCGGCACCACGGCGGTGGCGCTCACATCCCCGGTGGTATCGTCCATTACCAGCAGTTCATCGGTGGCAAAGGCAATGCCTGCCGCGGTTAAAACGCGAGTACCGGCAGGTATAACGCTATCCTCGGTGCGGCGCTCATACGCTGCGGCATCGCAGGCGGCAAACCGCAGTGTGACGGTTGCCGGGGTACTTGCCTCAATCACACCATCGCCATCCGTGGTAAAGGCAATGCCCGCCGCGGTTAAAACACGGGTGCCGCTGGGGATGGTAGTGTCAGTGCCCGCCGGGGTGCGCAGTACAAAACGCATAGTGGTTTCAGCGCAGGTGCAGGCTGGTATTTCTGCCAACGCATCAGTTCGGAACACAACGCCGGCGGCATTTTGTACGCGGGTGCCCGCCGGTATCTGTATAGCTGTTTCTTGCACTTCTGCGGCTGTAAATTTCAACATTGTGGTTGCAAAACCGCAGATGGGTATTTCGGCGTATTCGCCTGTATAAAAATAGATGTTATCCGCAGTGCAAACGCGGGTGCCCGCCGGAATGCCCACAGCATTTTTTACCGGGGCAGAAAGCGCAAACCGCATTACTACTGTGGCCGCCTGGGCGGGGTTTCGGGTCATTCCGTACCGTGCCGCCAAATTATCCAGGTATTCACCATAGCTATATTTCAGCAGTTCTTGTTTTCCCTTGCGGTCAACAAATTGCATGGTTTGGTAATGTGTAAGGCTGTTTGCCATAATCAGCAGGTTTAATTCATCTGCCTCGGCAATGGTAAGGGTTTTGCCCGTTGCCTCGTTATAATAGCGGATTGTATCAGCCCGCAGTTTTTCTTGCACCTCGGCAAGGCTCATGTTGTCGATAAAACTAACATCGGGCACGTTCTGCAACGCTGCAATTTCACTCAATGCCAATCACCACCTTTGCGCTTAATGCCCCGTTTTCGGGGTTGACCGTCCAGGCAACGCTCTGCGCCTTGCACCCGGCAATGTACTTTTTGGTTTTGGTTATGATTTCGGCGGCCATGAGCGCCTTTGCGGTTTCTATGGGCATATCCACGGCATCCCAATTCAGCCCAAAATCACGATCCCCGGCTTGTTCGCCTGCCCGTGTACCGTACAGGTTGGCCGCGCGGTGCAAAATAACTGATGCGGCGGTTTTGGGTATATCCGCTGCCAGTTCAATGGCAGTTTGTGTGCTGTCAATCATGCGGTACCTCCTTAAAGCGCGTATTCTTCATATTTGATATTTACGCTTGCGGCAAATAGTTCACCGCCACTGTACATTTCGCCCCATGTTTCGCTAATTTCCGTTATTTTGCAAGGGTTATCTGCAAGCGGCTTGCCGCCAACGATCAAATAATACACTTGCCGCCCCTCGGCCAATGCCGCCAGCATTTCCAGCGTAGCGCGGGGCTTTACTCCCAATTCGGCCCGCAGAACAATATCAAGGCTACCGCTTTTCAGTTTTGGCCCCAGGTATTGGCTTTTGGGCTTTCTGCTGATAAGATCATGGTTTGCCCAACTGCTGCCCGCCGTTCGTTTGATTTTGGGGGTAAATACTTTATTGGTGTTCACCTCAAACACCAACGGCCCATAACTGCCTATTGCCATGCCATAGCCCCCTTACTGTTCCGGCTCACCCTGCCCGGCATCCTTGTGTTTATGGTGCAGCAGGCTTACGCCTTTAATTTTTATATCCCCATCCGGGGCTTGCATATCAACTTTTGTGGCTCCCGTAACCGTTACTGCGCCGCCGGGGGTAATCGCTATGGTGCAGGGGCCAACCTTTAGGCTGTAATCTCCCCTTACCTGTGCGGTTAATTTCCCGTCAAGGTCAATTTTCGCATCGCCCTTAACGCTGCCGGTCAGTTTGGCTTTTAAGGCAATAACCGCATTGCCTTTTACGGTGGCGGTTAGTTTGCTTTTAAGATCAGCAGTAACAGCGGCCTTGCAACTCACGGTTGCCTTGCCTGTAATTGTGGTGCTGTACATTCCCTTAAAGGTGTTTGTAACCTTGCCGGTAACACTGGTGCGCCGGGTGCTTTTATAGGTCAAAGTGGCGGCGCCCTTTATGGTATCGGTAAGGGTACTGCCCACAGTGCGCATATATTTGGCCTTGGCTCCAACGCTTATATTGGTACCCGCCTCGGTGCTTATGGCGGTGGCGGCATCCAGCGTTATGGCCTTTGCTGCTGTCAATCCCACGCCACCGGCGGTGGCCTGCATACTGGCGCTGGCGCCGCGGCTCACAATTACCACCGCACCGCCTGCCGTAATGGCATATCGCCCGGTGGCCTCGTCATAAACTTCATTGGCCTGCTGTACCTGCCGCCCGGCAATGCGCCGGGTGTATATGTTGGTGTTGGTATCGTACCTTTCAAATGCTTTGTTTTTGGTATTGGAAAGTTCGCGGCGGTAAAGCCCCTCGTATCCCTCATACGGTTTATTGTTGTTGTTCCACGCCGTACCGTGTACCGTGGCGCTGGTGTTTCCGTTGCTATTGTGGGTTACATCAACAAGGCTGCCCACACGGGGCATATTGTAGGTGCCATTACTGGTAAACGGCACCTCCGTTGTTACATCGCCGTCTTTATCGGCGTAGGTGACGCGGGCGGTGCCTGCGGCATAATTTATGCTGGATACGCGGCCAACGCGCACCCCGCTATCATCGTTCATGGCGTGGCCTCCTTCACTTCACATAAGCGGCATCAATCCAGCCCGTAACATAGGTGCCAATGGGTGTTTTTCCGCAGCGGCTTGCCAAATTGGTTATGCGGTAGCGCCCTGCAATCAAAATTCCATCGTACAGGTAATAGGTGCCGCTAACCGTGTTGCTGCGTTTTTTCGCAACGCTGGTGTAATACAGCGGGCAGTTGCTTAACGATATGGCCGCGCCGCCGCCTTTGGCAGCGGTTGCGCCCTTTGCCTCGGTAGCGCCGCTGGTTTCGTAGGTGCTTTTGTAATCGGCGTAGGTATCATCGGCAACCGGGTTATATGTAATAGTGCCGCTGGCATCGCCCGCACTAAAACTTCCCGTTACAAGGCTTGCCTCATAGCTGCAAACATAGCCCTGTCCCGTTATGCTGTGCGTTACGCGGTCAAGGTAATATTTGCCGTTCACCGCGCCTAAACCCGTTATGGCAATGCACTGCCCGGCTACAAGCCCAGGGGTTCCCATTGTGCTAAAGGATAGCTTTGTCATACCGTGGTTGTTTTTGTTCAAAGCCGCTGCCAACTGTATGGCACCATCGGCCACACTGCTGGCAGCTTGGTTTAGCTTTAATGTGCGGCTGCCGCCGCCAATAGCAACGTGTATATCCGCATCTTTTTTGTTGTCGGTGTAATCAAGGCTACCGCCGGTATAGGTGCCTGCAATGGTGGTATTCCAATCCCACTTTTTCATATTGGCGGCATCCACCACCGCCACGGCTGGTTTTGCTTTATAAGCCTCGCGGTCAAATACAACAAGCCTGTTGTTATAAACCTTTAGGCAAAGGCCGTAGTTTTCGCACAGGTTGGCATAAAATGCGGCATCGGTATCGTTCTGTTCGGCCAGTTCAATGCCGATTTCCGGCGCATCGTAATATAAGGCAAGCCCGCTGCGCCCGGCTATTGTTTCGCCAATTTGCCGGATGCCCGCGCCCTGCCATGTTTGGGTGCGCTTTGTGGCGGCAAAGCTTTCATCGGTCGGAGCGCTCACCGCGCCTATTTGCATGGTGCGCGGGTTACCGCTAAAGGAGAGATCGTCCAGCAAAAAGCAGCCGCAGGCAAATGCCCGGTTATCGCCCTCGCCGTTCCAGTCCTGTACCTTTATGGTGCTGGTAAGGGTGGCGCCCTTTTTCGGCATCCACCCGTTCAGCCACTTTTCATCAATGCACGAAAGCGTAAGCTGTATGCTATCGCTTTTTGCACTGCCCTCATCCGCATAGCTAAAGCTTTCTGTTTCACTCTCGGTATTTGCGGTAATGGGGGTATTGTTGTAAATTGTTTCAACGCTGGCATAACGCGCTTTCATACTCACTGCCTCCACGGGGGTAAACTGCCATCTATCCCGGCAGGCAGTGCCGGGGTGCGTAGCACAATGCCCGCATCAAATTGGTAGGTATCCAAAAGCGGGTAGTTATTTTGCATAAGCCAATCGGTGTAAATCTCGCTGCCGTATACCGTTTTGGCTATGCCGTCCCACTGTTCACCGCTTTTTGTGGTGTAACTGTCGGCCATTTGTTGCCCGCCTCCTATCGCGCAAAGGATGTGCGCCGTTTTTCTTTTTCGTACTGTGCCATCATATCCTTAAACTGTGCAAAGGCACTTGCCATGCCATCCTCCACGGCTTGTTTATCTGCATTTCCTTGGATGATGATCTGCGGCGAAAACACCGGGGCTGCGCTGTTATCTGTGTTGCTGGTGGTGTTATTGTTGGTAACGCCGCCGGAAAGGTCAAGCCCCTGCAATGCTGGGGCGGGTGCCTGCTGCGTTTCGGCAAGGGCAAACCCGCCGGGCTGCGCCTGTACGGGTTCTGCTGCGGCTCTTTGCTGTGCCGCGGCTGCCAGCGCAAGCATGGCCTGCGGCATAACCAGTGTGGTTGTGGCGCCGCCCATAGCGTTGGCCGCGGCGATGCCTGCCGCTGTTCCGCTGGCTTGCATAGCGTTATTTTGGTACGCCTTAATCATGCCATTAAGCTGGCTGATTGGTTGCACCGCCTCGTTTTCGCGCCCCTCACCGATAACCGCCAGCGTGGCAGCGGTGGCAACGCCACCGTTTGCCAACATGGGGATGGTTGGGATGTTCACCTTAAAGCTTTGCCCGCCAAATACCGGCACCCAATCGGGTATTGTAATGCCCAGCTTGTTAAGCCCGGCAATCGCGCCGTTAATTAGCGCAATAACCGCATTGATGGGTGCTTTTGCCAAACTAACAAGTGCCTGGAATGCGCCGCCGAAAATATCCTGTATGCCTTGCCATGCCTGGCCCCAATTACCAGTAAATACCCCGGTAATAAACGTAATAAGCCCGCCAAAAATTTGCTGTATGCCGCTGATGATCCCGCCAATGCTGTTTGCAATAGAGGTAATCACCGCCAGCACCGCCGGGCCAACAACGGTTATGGCACCCATAATGGCGGTAATAACGCCCTCCACAATGGGTAGTACGGCTTGGATCACCTGCGCCACCAGTGCCGCGCCTTGCATAAGCACCCCGCCAATGGCGGTTACAGCCTGTGCAATAAACGGTGCCATCGTACTAAAGGCATTCAGCAACCCCGGTATTACCGTACCTGTGATAAAGCCAAAAACATTTTCAATGATCGGTTTCACATAGGTAGCGCTAAAGGTAATAAGCTGCTGCACTACCCCCATTACGCTTTGCATAATGGTAATAAGGCCATCAAAGGCATTTGCTGCACCATCGCCAAACATTCCCTGTATTGCATTGCGAGCATTTGCCAGGCTTTCCGGGCTGAAAATTGCGGCGATTTTGTCACCAATACCCTGCACCGCGCCCATAAATCCATCGAACACGGCCACGCCTTGTGCGCCAAAGGTGTTTTCAATCAGTCCACGCACATCGCCCATGTGATCGCCCAAAATACTGATAACGGCGATAATGCCGGATATTACGCCAATAATGGGCAGTGCCCCGGCAAACAAGGTGCCAAACCCGCTTGCAATCGGCCCCAGCGCGGTGGAAAAAAGGCCACCCAGCGCGGGCAATTTTCCACTTACTGCGGTAAAAATGTTGGTAAAAGCCCCCATGAACGGGGTTTTCATAACGCCTGCAACGCCGCTGGTGATGGCACCGCTTGCTTTTCCAAACAGCCCGGTAATGCCCTGGGCCACGGTGGTGCCTTTAATGGCCCCGATGCCGTTTGTCAGTGCCCCGGCAATGCTGGTTTTCACGGTGCCCGCCATGGTGCCGATCTGCCCGGTAAAGGCGCTTACCATACCGCCCATTTTGGTATTGCTAAATGCGGTTTGCAGGCTGGCGGCAACGCCGCCGAGGTCAAGTTTTCCAAAGGCACCCTGTACATTCTTGATGTAATTCGTAACGGGTGCCATGGCCTTGCTGCCCTTAAAGTTTTCTGCCAGTGTGCCCGGCAAGGTTCCAATAAGGCTAAATACCCCGGCACCGTCCAATTTCATTACATCGGTGCATTCCTTAAACGCGCTGGCGATCCCGGTAAACCCGGTTTTTGCCTTGCCTGCCGTTTTGGTACCAAAGTTGAACAGTTCCCCGAACACGCCGCCAAAGGTTTTTTGTGCCCCCGCCAGCGCCCCGGTATCCACCCCGAAATCAAACAGCCCGCCCAACTTACCGGCAGCAAATACGCCGCCAATGGCTGCGCCGATTGCGCCCACCGTGCTGGCAATGTCCGCGCCGTTTGCCTGTATGTAATCAAATGCAGTTTGAATATAGGGGGTAAATTCGCTTAATTTGTTAATGGCATTTGCCAGGTATTCGGCCATATCTCCAACCACTGGCAAAAACACATCGCCCACAGTGATGCCCAATTTATTGATGGCATTTTTCGCAAGCTGTATTTTATTTGCCGTGGTATCGCTGCGGCTCTCAAACTCGCCCTCCATGCTGCCAGCGTATTGGGCGCTATCGCCTACCATATCAAAATGTTCTTGCAGCAGTTCGGTTTGGGTCAACAGTGGGGCAATGGCTCCAATAGCCTCCTGCCCAAAGTAGTTTTTAAGGGCGGCGGCTTGTTCGGCCTCCGGCAGTTGCTTTACAGCGCCTAAAAAGTCAAGGATGGCACCCTGCGCATCGGTTTGCATACGGTCGGCAAGGTCTGTTGCGCTGATCCCTAATCTATCCAGCACCGCAGTTTGCTTTTTTGTGCTGGCCGCGCCGGCGGTCATCGTTGTTGCCATTTTTTTAATGCCGGTAGCCGCCACATCCTCGTTAATGCCAACGCCCACCATGGTATCGCCCAGGGCGGCAATTTGCGCGGCGCTCATGCCCGCAACCTCGCCCAGTGGCCCAACGGCTGTTACAATGCCAGAAATTTGTACAGCATTTGCCGCGCTGTTGTTCGATAAGTAGTTGATCTGGTCGGCCAAATCTCGCACTTCATCTTGGCTCATGTTAAACGATGTGCGCCACTTTGCCATCCAATCGCCCGCTTGGTCTGCGGTGGTGTCAAAGGCAATTCCCATTTTTGCGGCATCGGTTGTAAACGCCACAATTTCATCACGCGCAATGCCGCTTTGCCCTGCGGCTGCGGCAATTTGTGTTAGTTCTTCAGCAGTGGCAGGCAGCACAGTGGTAAGGTCAAGCAATTCGCCTTTCATATCGTAATAGCTTTGTGTAAGGTTTCCATTGCTGTCTTTCAGCCCGTCCACAACCTTTACCACATCGGCCATGCTGCTTTCAAAGCTAATTGCCTGGTTAATCGATGCGCCAATGCCTGCCGCAGCGGCGGTGCCCAGCGCTGCCGTGGCGGCAGCGGCCACCTTAAAACTGGTAGCTGCAACTTTGCTTACCGTAGCGCCCAGCCCGGTGGTTTGGCTCTGTGCTGCCTTGATGGCGGCTCTAAAGCTGCTATCAAGCTTGCCTGCAATTTTAATTGCAAGTTTTAATTCTTTGTTGCTCGCCATTCCTCCGCCACCTCTTTATCAATTTCGATAAAATCAGAAAGGGGCAGGGCTAAATAATAGTCCAGCCCCGCATGGGTGATAAATGTTAGCCGTATGGCCTCACGGCGGTATTCTTTAGGATTTATACCCCAAAAAAAATCTTACTCACCCGGTTTTTAACCTTTACGCCCTCAACAATAGGCAGGCGCTTGAAAAATTCCACCGGCTGTTTTGCCGCACTGGCAGCAACAGCGCAAATGGTTTCATAGTTTGTTTCAAGCACCATAGCAGGCTTGCCCGCGCGTTCAAGCTGTGCTTGGATTGCGCAAAGGTCATCTACTGTCATTTCGGTAAGGCCCGAAAGGTCGATTTCGGTATACTCTACATCCTCAAACTTGTAAGGCTTTGCAAAGGTTACCAGGTATTCGTTTTTGGTTGCTTTTTCTTTCAACATAATTTCAATGCCTCCGCCAAAATATCCACGCCGTTTACAACGTACTTTGGTGCCAGTTTGTCCAGTTCCAGTTTTACAACGCCGTCATACTCGATCTTGATGTAGGTCAATTCCAGTGTGGCACTGGCTTTCATGGCCGCGCCCTGTTTCATGCTGCCCGGCGCAAACTTTTTGATTTTGCCGCGCACCACAATGCGCATCCCCTTAAATGCCACCGCACCATCAACGGTGCTTTCCTGGCTGGCCGCCCGTAATGTCAAATCAACATTGGTAAGTACGGCCATAACACTGAAAATGTCCTCGCACAAAACGCGGAAAGGTACTTCCAGTTCCAGGCTGCCAAAGTGGCCGGGCGTGGGGCTGTCGATTTCGCCCAAAATACCGGGGCCGCTAATAGTTTCGCTGATTGCCTCAAAGTCCGGCAGGGTTACTTCTTCGGTAAGGCCGATCAGTTTATTGCCGCCCTGGTACATATTGAACAGGTTGATTTTTTCGGGAATATTTTTCATTTCCTTTTACCTCCTTAACCGGCTACCGCGGCAAGCGCTGCCTCCAGCGCTGCGGGGTCAAATTCAAGGATAAAATCCATTTCTTTTGCCGGGGTGTACTTGCCAATGTACAAGTGGAAAACAACCGTGCCGCCCAAAATGTTGGTAATGCCGTTTTCACTGCCCAGATATTTGCACAAGTAGCTTGCGCAGTATCCCGCGCCCACAAAGCCATTGCCGGCAATGTTTTCACTGTCAACAATATTTTCGATCAGCCGGGCATTGGTGGGGTCATCCACTTTTGCCGCATAGGTCAAAATAATGCTGTTTGCCCGCCAGTTGAAAAAGCGTCGGCTGTCAATCCAGCGATCTTTCGGGTCGGTGTTTGTGGGGTATGCGGCACTTTCGCCGCCCCACAGTTTCCAACCCGCCATATTAACGGCAGTGGCAACGCCGTAGCCGTTAATAACATTGCCCTGCTCACGGTCAAGCAGCACATCGGTACCGTCTGCCAGTACCGTACCGCTGATGGGCAGGCTCTTGTTGCTGGGGCTGGCATAGGGAACATCGCCGTTTGCGGTATCCAGCACAACCATACGGGCGGCAGCCAGTGCCGAAAGGCTGTAAATGGTAGTGCCGATGCGCACCATGGGCCACACAGCATAGCAGTTTACATCGGTAAGCCCCTGTGCCTCCTTGGCCGCTTTCACATCGGTATATTTTTTGGTGGTTGTGGTATCCACATCCACAATGCAGATAGCCTTAAAGCCGCCGTTAATGTTGGTGCATTTTGCCTGTAAGGCGGCTGCTACATTGGCATCGGTGCTAAAACCGGGTGCCAGTAAGATACCGGGTACAAGGCCCAATGCCGGGTAAACCTGGCGCACCACTTCAAGGCCGCTTTCCGCGCCCGTGGTGGTGTCAACGCCGCCGATAACATCCGCAGCGGTAACCTTGCTGGGATCAATCGCGGTGCCGGCCACACTCAACGTGGTAGCGGCATACGCCGTTCCGCCGGGCAGCAAAGTAATAACCAGGTAGCCGTTACTGTCAAAGGTTGCCAGGTAGTCGCTGCCTGCGTTGTAGGTAGTAGCCTTTGTGCCGTCCTGTACCGTTACGGTATCAGCCAGCAGGCCCTTTGCCTCCAGCGTAGCGCGGTGGGCATTTACGGCAACGGTAGTTGCGGCCACCGCTTTGGTGTGCTTTGTGGGGTCAAGCACGTTTACCAGTACAATGGGTGCTGCGCTCAAAACCTGGAAACACGCGGCAATGCTTTGGCACAGGGTATAATTTGCAAAATCCGCATCATATCCAACGGCAGCCGCAGCCTCCGCGTAGGAATAGCACAGCAGCGGCACATTGGTGGCCGCGTATGGGTCAGCGGCCAGGTTTACCGGGGCGGTGCCAAAAACAACTTGCAAACCAGCCGTGGCCGCAGCGGGTGCGGTAAGGCTGGTTGCCTGTTCTGTCACATATACGCCATGTTTATATGCCATGGTAATAACCTCCTCAAATCATTTTTTGGATACTGTCAAAAATAATGCTTTCGGCGCTGTCTGCCGTTTGCAACGCAGTACGGGTAGCGGCAAATTTGCTTACCGGCACACACAGCGCATTGATTGCAGGCACCTGCTTGGCCTTTTCTGCCAGCGCCTCCGGCATACCGCCGTTAAATACGGTGTACTGCTTTACCTGTCCGGGAATGGTCGGGCCGCAATACACCACCGTTTTTGCCTTTTCGGGCACCGCCTTGGCGGTGCTGTTGGTTTCGTTTTCCTTACTCATGCCAAATCACTTGCCTCCTTTTGTGCAACGGGGCAATTTACCGTAAAACTCATTGCCCCGTAATAATATGGGTGTGTATCTTCATCGCTTACCGCCCATTCAATGGGGGGCACCGTTTCAAATACGCCGCCAATATAGGGGCGCTCTCGCAACTCGGTAAGCACCTTTTCTTTGATGCCCAAAATGTCACGGGCGCCGCTGCGGTTAAGATCATCATCGTACACGCAAAAAACCAGCACCACGGTTTCGGTTTGTGGCCCCTCCCATGTTTCGACCTTGCCATCCATTAGGCGCACAATCCCATAGGGCGTTAGCACCCCATCCGGGCCGTCATCGTCATCGGTGGTTTTTGTAATCGGCAAATCGCCAGGGTAAAATTTTATCTGCTTGGTTCCCCCGCCGGGTACCTTGTATGCTTTGCCATCGAACAATTTTTTCAGCCAATCCACAAAATCATCCTGTAAATCTTGGCTGGTAAGCCCTGGTGTCATGCTCTCGCCGCCTTTGCTATGGTTTTTTGTATCTGCTTTTGGATTTCGCTTTGCAAAATATTGTAAATTTCATCCTTTTTGGCACCGTATACCTGTTTTTCGTTGCCTATCATTTTGGGGATGGATGGGCTGAATTTTTCAGCCAATGCTTGGCGCGTTTGCTTGCCGCGATTTTTACCGCGCTTGTTTCGGTACGCCATCATTTTGTTGGTGCGCTCAACAACGGCACGGTGGCCGGATGCAAACTTCACAATAAATGCCTTGGTTTTCCCTTTTTGCAGTGGTTTAAGGCTGTGCTGGGTCATTACCTTTGCCTTGTAGGTATCGGGCCGGTTTGCACCGTTGCGTGGTGTGGCCGGGCTTGTCTTAAAACCCGCCAAAGCAAGCGGCCTGCCCTTGGTTCTAATAATGGCCGTTGGGTCACTCACGCTGGCTTGCTTGGCAATTTTCATTGCCTCGTTAAAGCCGGGGTTTTTGACCGCATAGGTTTTTTGTGCCTCGGCAGCCAGCAGCTTGCGGGCCTTTCGGGCCGTGCTGTTGGCTGCATTTTTAAGCACCTGCGGGGTTTTGCTTTCCAAATCACCCAGTGCCCGGCGCACCTCTGCCTCGTTGGCTGCGGTTAGGTATATGCCAATCATTTGCCGCGGTTCCTTTCAATTACAAAGCTATAAAGGCCGTCCTCGTCCATGCAGTCCCGTATCAAATACCGGCGTTTCCCGTCAATCAACATAGGGCTGCCAATGCTCGGCTTTGGCCCGTATTCCGCAACCGGGATATATACCAGCATTTTATCTGCATATATCCCATCGGTTGGTTGGTTGCTCCATGTGCTGTTTTGCCCACGCTTTAACAGTTCGTTTGTGTCGAAAAGGCAGTGCATTTGGGTACCGTCAATAGTGTGCATATCGCCAAATTCCAACGTATTGGTGAATACGTTGGAAATATCAGCGGCAACCGCGGCCTTAAATGCGGGCAGCTCTGCGGCGGGGGTGGCATCCACATCCGGGGCGGGCATTACACCACCGTGCCAACAAACCAGCTGTCAACCTTTGTGGGGATAGGCAGCGGCTTTGCCATTGCCTCCAAAATACGGCGATCGGGCTTGTGGGCAATGTAGCTTTTCAGCAGACGGGCGCCCAGCACGGTGTAAAACGCGCCGGTGCTTTCGTCAATCGCGGTAAGCTGGGCATAGGCCATGGTGAAGTTGGGGCCGTGCGGCAGCAGCACAACGGCACCCGCGGGAATAAGGTCATAAACCGCCGGGGTGGTGGGGTCCGTCCAATCGTCCAGGTACACCTCGTTATACACATAGATGTCAATCTGCGGATCGTTCAAATGCCCCACATACATTGCGCCGGTATCAGCAGTAAGCGCCGGGGCAATAATGCCAACCTGGTAATTTTTGGTGTCAAGGGCTTTCAGCACCTTTTCATTGGCAATAAATGCAGCATAGGCATCCGCGCCCATGATGCAGCAGTCGGCATTTGCAAAACCGTTTTTGGCAACTGTCAGTTTCCAACGGCGCAGGTCTGCAATGGGATCGCCACCGCTGGCGCTCCACTTTTTGGCAGTTGCCAGGGTTTCGGTGTTCGTAAAACCAAAACTGATGGTTTCATTCACGCCGCGGCCAACCACCTGGATGCTACCGCTGGTAATTGCCTTGCAACACATCCATTCTTCGCGGCGGGCGATGCTGTCCTCAATGCGTTTGTAATCTGCGGCCAATTTTGCAATGGCACGTTCTGCCGGGGTGTTGGCGGAATAGATTTGTTCACCCGCCATCCGGGTCATAAGGTCATCGGCAGTGGTTACGGTATCGGGGTTTACCAGCGGCGGTTTGTAGGTCTTGGTTTCAAAGCCGGTATTCAACATGGTTTCGCCACCCATGCGCGGGTTGACAAAGGCGGCCATGTGGCGGGTGCCCTTTACAAAGTCAATATCCACGCTATCGGTGGGGCTGTAATCGCGGTGTGCAAAAAAGGTATCGCGGAAAAATGTATGCACCGGGGGTACGTTCTGCACAACCCCCATAAGGTGGCGCGGGGTGTAAAGGTCAATGTTTGCCATTTTGTATATCCTCCTTTTTACTCAATAAAAATGCCCATGGCGCGGAAAGCTACTTCAAGATCAGCAGCGGTAATGCCGGTGGGCATGGTAAGTGCAGCGCCGAAAAATTCACCCGTAAGGTATACGGCAACCTCGCCGCCGCTTGCGGCATCGTGTGCGGCAATGCCGTACAGGCCCGTAGTGCTTACCGCGTTGGATACCAGCGCAATGGGCTTTACTTTGCCGTCACTGTCGATGATAACGGGGGTGCGGGCCGTAATGGCGGCGGCGGCCTCTTTTTTCGCTTTTGCAATGGGATAATCACCGGCAAAAAAATTCACCGGGGCGGTGCTAAAGGTTTCAACCTGGTACATAATTTTTTACCTCCTCTTACTGTTTCGGGAACAGCTTGCCCAGGGCATCAGCAAATTCATCGCTGCCCTTGTTGCTTGCGGGTGCATCTGCGGGCGGCACAGCGTTTACGCCGGCATCCTTGGCATCGGCGGCGCGGTCTGCCATAAAGGCGGTGCCGTTGGCTTTCATGGCGCTTACAATCTGCAAAGCGGTATCCGCAGCGGTTGCGGGTTTCTCATACTTTGCGGCATTGATAACGCTTTCAGCGCCGGCAACGGTTAGGCCGTCCAAATCGCGGATGCGGGTACGTTCCGCATTGGTTGCGTTTTCTGCTGCCGCACTTTCAATTTGGCGGCAAAGGTCGGGGTATTCTCTGCGCAGGTCATCCACGCTGGTAATGGGGTTTGTATTGTTTGCCATGGTGTTGGTTACCTCTCTTTCGTTTTGTTGCGTATTATCTAAAAAATGCGCCGCAGCGGGGGCCTGCAACGCATTTTTCACAGTATCGGGCAGCGCCTCGGCTGCAATCCCAATGGGCACCCGGTTTACAAATACGATGCCTGCGGCATCCTGCGCCACTTCAACGCCAGCAAACATCAGTTCATCGGCAAAGCCGTTATCAACGGTTTCCTGGGCGTTCCACCAGGTTGTTGCGTTAATAATCTGCTCCACTTCATCGCGCGGCTTTTTGCATTTCGCCATGTATACGGCAATAATGCTATCCTTAATTTTTTTGCAGGCGCTTTCATACTGCGCAAGTTCGTTTTCGTTGTAATAACCGCACAGCCCCACGGCGGGCAGGTGTGCCATGTAGTTGCCGCCATTTGCCATAATCACCTTATCGCAGTAGCAGGCAACTACCGTTGCGGCACTGGCACACAGGCCGTCAATTTTGGCAATGGTGGTTTTTCCGCTGTCTTTCAGCCGGGTGCCAATGGTCTGCGCGGCGAAAATATCACCGCCGCCGGAATTGATGCGCACCACGATTGTGGATGCCGCGCTGTTTTCCCGTAATTCGGCATCAAACTGCGCGGGGGTAACTTCATCGCCAAACCAGCTTGTTTGGCTAATATCGCCATACAGCACCAATTCCACGGTATCGCTTTGCTGTGTGCCGTCCTCGGCCACTGCATTGCGGAATTTCCAAAAGTGATTGCCGGCGGCGCGGATGCCGTTGCGCATCGGTACACGCCACCCGCTATTTTGTGGGTTCGGGCTGGGCGTTCTGTTTTGCTCTGCCAATGTTGTCTACCTCCTGTTTCAGTTGTTTTTCAATTTTGCGCTGGGCAATGTTTTTGGCATAATCGCCGCCGGTAAGCTGCGCGGTTTCCTGTTGCGCCGTGCTAAATCCATTTTCAACTCGATCAATAGCGGCCTTAACCTCTCTGTTCGGGTCAAGCTGGATCGGTGCCGGGCCATTCCATGTGCAGCCGCAATACGCCTTGCGCACTGCCGGATCGTTAAAAAATCCAGGGGCGTTAATGCGCCCGGTTGCCACAGCCTCGGCCATCCATTCTTCATAAATTGGTTGGCAAAAATCCGATGCCAACCAATCCCGCAGCATATAAACAGTTTGCCAAAATTCAGCCATGGCGCCACGGCTGGCGCTGTAACTGGAATTGAATGTTTTCATCAAAACTTCATAGGGGATTTCAAGCCCCGCGCCAATTTGCCGTACAATGGCCTCCACAAAAGGTGCAAAGTTACCCGCCGGGCGGCTGGGGTTTGCAAAGTTCACGGTTTCGCCGGGGTTAAGGTCAACGATGGCGCCGTTTCCCATTGCCACGGTGCCATCGTCTGGCAGCGGTGCGCCGTCACCATCCGTGCCCACTTCCCCCAGCGGCATACCGTCTGCGGCATTATCTTTTTGGATGAAAACCGTAAACATACCGCTTACAACGGCGGCCACAATTTCGGCATCGGTGTACCGCCCCAACTGCTTAATAGCCTCGATAACCGGGGCTAAAAAAGGAACGCCCCGGCGTTGGCCGATGCGTTCCCGTGTCATAATATGCAGTACATTTTTGCGCCCGGTGCGCTTTCCGTATGCCTCCACCCGCACCCATTCCGTTTTGCCAACGGCATCGCTGCGGTAAGATAGCGGGTGCCTGCTGCAAATGTGGTAAGCAACCACCTCGCCGCGGGCGTTTGTTTCAACGCCCTGCACAATTAGCGGATCAACGCACGGGCCGGGCGGGTTGCAAAGTCTGTCTGCCTCGATCAGCTGCACCCGCAAATCATAAGGTTGCCCTTTGCGGCGGCTGGTCGGCATAAGGGCGATGCAATCGCCGTTCATAACCCACGATAAAAAGGCAAGCTGTTGCAAACTGTAAAAATCATCGATGCGTTCCATATCGCAATCGGGGGTATCTGCCCACAGGCAAAACTCCCGTTCAATGTCTGCCTCCAGCTTTTTTGTTTCTTCATTGGTAAGGTGCAGATATTCGCCATCAATTTGCGGCTTTGCCATAAGCCCGCTGCCCACCGCATGGGTACGCAGCGTTTTTAATGCGCCGGCGGCAATCGGCACCCCCATATACACATCGCGGCTGCGCTGGCGCAGCACATCAATGTTATCTTCAATATCTTCAAGGCTGCTGCCGCCTCCAAAGTGCCAGCCGCGCAGGCTCTTTTTTGCGGTGTTGGCACCATAGTTGCCGTACCCGCTGTTTTGGATCAGCGCCAGCCTGGCACGGGCGCCCGCACGGTTCAAGGCGGTTTGCGGGCTGATAACCGCTATTGCACGGTCAATCGCATTTAATTTTGCCATAGGTTCCCGCCCTCCTTTCAATTATCCATCGGCATAGCACGGTAAACGCGGTTGCGGCCTTTGCCTTTTTCGGTGTTGGTAAGTGCAACAACCTTTGCCTGCCAATAATCAATTTGTTTGCGCACATCAGCCAAATTGGCGCGGGTAAGGCTGCGGCTGCCAATCGTGTATGCCTGGCCGGTGGCGATTGTTGCCTCTGCCTCCAGCCATGTATCAAGGTGCCGCTGTGCGGTTTCCAGCGTAATGCCTGCCATTTAGATACCTCCACTAATTTTGCGGCGCCCCCGCCGGGCGGTGGTTTTTCTTGCGCCTTTTTCGTCTGTTTCCGGCTTTTTCAGTGTTGGCCGGGCAATTTCAAGTGCTGCGGTGGCGTAATTTCGTATATCAAGTGGTTCATTTCTCCTAAATGCGGTATCTTTCAAAACCCATTGAAAACTACTTTTTCCCTTAACATAACGGATAATCATTTTTTCTGCGGTTAGTCCTTTGAAATACCGTTCATCGTAACCAGCATCGGGGTTTTTGGGGAAATGGCAGTAATTGGGGCCAGGTACCGCCACCTTTAGGCGCTGGTATAAAACGCTTTTGCCTGTATCAACTCCTAAAATAAACAGCGGCGCTTTAACGCGGTTGTTTTTCGTTGGGTTATTGATATAGGCAACATCGGCACCGCCGCGGCCTTTAATGGCAAAAATGCGGCGGTAATACCGTGCCTTGCAAAATCGCAGCACTTCATCGGTGTAATGGCCGCCGCTATCCATGCAGGTTGCCAGTATCGGCAGTTCGGTGCCGTCTGCCTTTTTCCATGTTTGTTTCAAAAAGGCATCCAGTTCTTCCCAAATGTATGGTTGCAGCAGATCGCCAAAAATCTTTTTGTAAATTATTCCATAGCTTTCTTTTTCCTCGCACCAGCCAACCACTTCGATTTCAAAGCGATCATCTTGTGTATCAATACCGGCGGTAAGCACCAGCACATCATCCGGCACCTCGGCTTTGTAGGTTTCGCGGCGGGTATAAAGGGTGCTATCTTCTATCTGTTCGCCCTTTTCTTCCCAGGTCTGCCCCAACTCTGTGTTTACAAAGGTTTTCATAAGTTCGGGGTTGCCTTTTTCCATTTCCGTTTTGGCTTTTTCGTATTTATCCACGATTTCGGCCCACGGGCAAAAAAGGCTTGCAAGGGTGTTCAAATGAAAACCGCGCACTTTACTTTCGGGGTGTTCTGCAATGTATTTTCCCTGCTTTGATTGTGCTTTCCATTTATATTCGTTTTCCACGCACCCGCAGTATTCGCAGGTGTAGCCCACATCCTCCGGGGCGTTTTTATCGTAGCTTACCTGTGCCCACGCAAGTGGCTGGTATTTGCCGCAGTTCGGGCACGGCAAGCACCATTCCTCCATTGTGCTGTGCAGGTATTCAACCTCAATGCGGGATAAATCTTTTATTGTGGGTGTACTAACATCCACCTCTTTTTTATCCCAAAATGTGGTTTGCCGTTTTCCGGCCAGCATAAGGGGATCGCCCTCATTGCCGGCAGTTGCCGGGTATCGGTCAATTTCATCGGCCAGTAATATTTTTATTGGGCGCTGGGCAAGGCTGGCCGCGCTATTTGCGCCAACAATCGTTACATGGCCGCCGGGGAAAATCTTGTGCAGTATGGTATTTCCGCTGGCGCGGCTCTTATTGCTCACTTTTCCCGCCAATGCCGGTGTATCGCGTATCATGGGTGCCAGTCGGTCTTTTGAAAAGCTTTCACCCAGTTGTATGGTAGGCTGCATAACCATAATTGGCGCGGGGGCATAGTCCATGTAATACCCAATGGGGTTAAGCAAAAACGCATCGGTTTTGCCTATCTGCGCCGCGCTCATAACTACAACCTTGCGCACTGCCGGATCGCTGATTGCATCCATAATAGCCCGCTGGTACGGGGCCTTGCTTGTTTTCCACTGGCCCGGCTCGGCGCTGCTTTCGCTCAATTTGCGGTACCCGTCTGCCCATTGGCTTATTGTCATTTTAGGCGGTGGTTTAACGCACCCCACAATTTTTGCCAGCAGCGCCGCGGTGTGCGGCATTATGGATACCGTGCCATCGCGCCGCCGGGCTGTTTTGTTCCCGGCCACGGGTTGCACCCGCCTTTCCCAAACAAACCCGCCTACCGGGCCGAAAGCCCGCCGGGCGCGTTTTCTGCATAATAAAATTATCCCGCGGTTTCCCGCACACGCGCCGTGCCTCGCAATTTCGGGCATCGGTGCCCCGTCCAACTTGTTTTACTGTTTATTCTCCCCGCTGGGTGCCTTAAAAGCGTTTTTATAATCGCTTAATTCCGAAAGCCCCTCGTCAATAGCATCTTTGAGTAGGTCAAATGTACTGGCCTGTTCGGTCAATTTGCAAAGCTGCGGTGCCAGTTTTGCGGGGATCGTCAACATTCTATTTTTGAAATTCAGCAGCATAGCGGTAAGGGCGGCCTCTATATCCTCGCTGGTATGCAGGTTTCCGCGGGCGCGTTCAAGTTCCAGTTCTTGGCCTTCTCGCTTTGCCCGCACCAGTTTTGCCCTTTCATCCGTATAATTGATTGCACCGCCGCTGTTTTTTCCACGCAGGTAATCAATATACCGGGCAACTGATGGCTTGAGGTCATAAAATCCGGGGGTTTTCTCCACAAGGATGCCCTCGTCTTTAAGCTGCCGTACCCGCCTTTCGCTGATGCCCAGCCAATCGGCCACCACCCTGCTGGTATATAGCCGCATATCGTTTCACTTCCCCGCCGTACAATTTCTTCACTTTTCGGACGAAAACCAATATTTTTGTTTGCAAAAGTGCCGTTTTTGTTTGCCAACTTGCAATTTTTGTTTGTAAACTTGCTTTTTTTGTTATCAAACAGGCCGCTTTTGCTGCCAAACCCGGCCCATTTTGTTGCAAAACCGCCCGTTTTCCTGTGCCCCGGCTTTTTTGGGTGCCCCAATTTTTCCCGCCGGGTGGCTGGGGAAATGAATTTTTTTCCGCTTTGCCTGCCAATATTTTGGGGTCATGGCGCCCGCAAGAAAAAAATTTCCGTCACAGTACCTTTTTTGTTGGCACCGTCACGGTTCCGGCAGGCTCTCGCCCTCCAGGTCAATGTTTGGCAGGCTCTCGCCGTCTATGTCATCGTCAATATCGGCATCCCATGTTCCTGTGTATCTAATGCGCATAAGGTCAAGGCGTTGGCGTTCAATCTCCATGCGTTGCATATCCATATCATGTTGCCGTAAGGCACCCAGCACAGTGGCAATGCGCCCCTGCACTTTGTTAAGCGCCTCCTGCAATACCATGGTGCGCTTAAATGGGCTTGCCTTAATGATATTTTGCATAGCTGTTTTGGTTTCTTTTTCGCCCGCTTTCTTACTGGCAGGCACTTGCATATCCATAACGCTATCAACATACAGGGTGCCATCCGGGGCGCTATCATAGGCCAGCAGCTTGCGGGTAATATCATCCTCACGCAATCGCAGTTGTGCCAGTTCTTCCCGCAGCCCATCAACAGCGGCATCGGGTATGGCTTTCACAATGGCTTGCTGTTCTGGCGTTAGGCTATCCATGTATATCTTGCTGTATGCACCGTGGGTTTGCGCCTTGGTGTTGCGGGGCGGGCCGCCCTTGCCGCCGGGGTTTCCTTTGGCATTATGGTTGCCCGGTTGGCCGCCCTTTTTCTTTTTGGGCTGCTTTTCTGCCAGGGCATCGGCCCATTTATCCGCGCTTTTCCACTTGCGCAGCTGGTTGTAACTACACCCCACCTCGGTGGCAAGGTCTTGCAGTTTAACCGCGCCCATGCGTTCCAGGTAAATTGCCTTTGCTTTATCTCTGTTTTGGCTCCTTGCGGGCATGGCCCTTGCCTCCTTTCGTGTTGGTTTTTCCTCCCGGCTTTTCTTTTTCTCGGAAATGCCATCGCATTATGGTGGTTTCAAATTTATATTTTTAGGCAAAATGAAAAGCAGCCAGGCGGTGGAGGATGTCCCGCCGGGGCTGCTTTTCTGTCTTATTTCGCTGTACCCAATATACCACGGCAAACGGGCAATGGCGGGCAATCTTTCACTTTTTCCAAAAGAAGTTTTTCACGGTTTCGCTGCGTTCCAGCCCGCGCCCCAATTCCGCAATGGCAAAATTGCGTTTGTTTTTGCATTGCCGTACACTCAAAAACACTTTGCGGCTGATTTGTTCCCAACTTTTTCCCTCTCGGTAAAAATCCACCAAAATGATTTTGTGCGTACTGCAAAGGCAGTCCATGGCGGCGGCAATTTCTGCGGATAATACCAGTAACAGGTTCTTGCGCTTTTCGATTTCCAGCAGGCGGGCGCTGCGGCCATCGTCTGCGGCGATCAGCGCCATATTTTCGGTTTTACTGCTTACGCCGCTGCCGTGCGGCATACCGTCCATGCTCACCGCGCCCAATGGGTTGTAGAGGTCATCCTCCAGCACGGAATATTCCTTGTTCAGTAATCGCACCTGTTTGGGTATATCTGCCCAAAATACTAAAATTGCCTTTACCTGTTCTGCCGTCATTATGTGCCTCCTAATTTGCAAATTTGGGTGCTTGGCCTGGATCGTATTCCAGCCGCACCTCGCAGCGCAAAATTTGCTGTATTCTGTACCGTAGCTTTTCCATGGCGTAATCTTCATCGATGCCGCCGTTGTTCCACTCCATAAATTGCCGCCAGTTGCCCACGGTTTCCTCCAACACGTTAGCTACACGGATGGGGCCATATCCAAATGTACGTTGCAAGCACATTGCCAGTATGCAAAACATTTCATCGGCGGCGCGGCTCTGTGCCTGCCATTCCAGTTTTTCACGGCTCGTTTTTGCAAGGCGTTCACGCGGCAGGCGTGGCACCGTTGGTAAAACCGCGCTGCTGGCGCTGTGCAAAATCGTATCTGCTGTGCTGCGCCCCATGGTGTTAATATTTCGCTGGTATTTGTCGCTGGCGGCTGTCAACTCATCAGCAAAATTGTTAAGGCGCCCATTGCCGATGCCGTACATTTCGTTTAAGGCAATCACACATCCCCAGCAAAGCACTTGGCTGGTAATACTGCCTGCACGGTTTTTCAATCGCAGCGCTTCGCCCTCCGGCATCCCGGATTTTTGGCACGGCCCTAAATATACCGCCTTTTTCTTTTTCCGTTTCTGCATGGCCCTTTCCTTTCATGCGCCCGCAAAATCCGTAAACCCCATTTGGCAGCCCGCCGGGGTTGTATTTTTTTGCGGCGTGTCAAATATTGATGTTTGCGCTGTATATGCCTCATACCTGGCGCACCCGCTGGTGTAATATTCCTTGTCAATCTCGCAGCCCACAAAATCAAGCCCCGCATCGTATGCCGCAATGCGGCTGCTTTGGCTGCCGAGGTGTGTATCCAAAATTTTGTAGCCCGGTTTTGCATATAGTCCAAATATCCACGCATATAAGGCAACAGGCTTTTGCGTGGGGTGTATCTTCCCCCCCTCCGCTTTGCGTTGGCACATTACCCGTTGTATGTCATAGCGAAAAACCTTTGCAGGTATCGGGCAATTCGTCCACGCAAATTCCGCGCTTGCGAAATTGTCAACTTTTTGCATCTTATCCCAAATCAAAAAATATTCGCTTGGCGGCAGTTCGAAATTGTTTGCGCCAAAGATAATTTGCCGCTTTGATACCCGGAACAGTTCTTTGAAATATTCCGGGCCGGGCTTTCTATCCCACTCGTTTATTTTTGCATTTCCGCTTACCCGGTTGCCCTTTTCGTTTTTGCGCTCAAACCGCTTTAGGCCATACGGTGGATCAACCACCGCCAAATCAAAATACCCATCCGGGTACTGTGCCATAATTTCCATGCAATCAGCATTGTAAGCATAGTTGTTCATAATTCCACCGCCCCATGCTGCACGGCATAAAACATGAATTGTTGCAAAATGCCTGCGGTTTCCGGGTACCGTTCTGCCGGAAATTTGCCGCAATAGTATTTGCCCACAATTTTGTTGATCCAGGTATCTACCGGGAAAGCACCCGTACAGCCCGCGCCAAACAGTGCAATGCAATTTGCCACTTTCGGGCCAATGCCGTAAATGCTGCAAAGGCTTGCGAAAGTGTGGCCGTAATCAGCGCTGCGGATATAACGCAAATCAATTTCACCCGCTGCCACATTGGCGGCCAGGTTGGTTATGTATTTATCGCGGTAGCCCAACCCAATGCCCTGCAATGCGCCGATGTTTGTCAGTGCTTGCGGTTCGGGGAAAGTGTGGATAATTTGTCCCTGCGGCGTTTTGATAATATTCCCAAATGCACCGCACAGGGTTTCAATGGTTTTTTTGATGCGGGGTATGTTGTTGTTTTGGCTGATAACAAAGCTAACCATGGTTTCCCAAATATCTTGCCGCAAAATGCGTACCCCGTTGGCGG